GTGCTGCACGCCGACCTCGACGCGTGGTCTTGGTGGTCGCAGCGACGGTGACGGTCGGGGCGGCCGAAGCGCCCTTGTTGAGGGTCTCCAGGCCGAGCGCGGCGCGTTCGATCTTCGCGGCGGTGTCGATCATCAGGATCAGGGCGTGCGGGCTGATCGAGTCGACATCGAGGCTTTCCAGCCGGTCCAGGGCCTTCTTCATCAGCTTCTGGGCGGCCTTCTGGTGGACCTTTGCCATCTCCTCGCGGGCGGACTGCAGGCGGATAGCGGTGATGCGGTCCTGCTCGGCGTCCCACAGGGCGGCGCGTTCGGCCCACTTGTTGTAGCGGCCGATCCGGGTCATCGCGGCATAGGTGACGACCGGCGACAGCTCGGCGACCTGCGCTACCGAGCGCAGGCGGCCGTGGTCGCGGTACATGGCGAACAGGCCGTAGTTGCGGTCCAGCTCGCCCGGCTGCTGGTCCCACGGTTCGCGGGCAGGGTCCAGCTCCAGCTCACGGCGTTTAAGGCCGTCGAGTACCTCGGGTGAGCGGGTGTGGTCGTTCGTTCCCTTGCGGGCTGGGCGGCGTGGCATGGTCTCCTCCTACGCCGCCCAGCGTACGGGATCAGACTCCCGGGAAGACCTGCTCGGGGCGGTAGCCGGAGTAGAGCATCATCAACGCGGCGGCGTCGAACCACTCCTCGGCGGCGTCGGCGATCACCGGGGGGATCTCATCGGCGGGGAGGATGCGGCCGGACGGCCGGTAGACCAGGGCGTCGGTGCGGCCCCGGTCCATCTCGACCTCGCCGCGCCACTCGTAGACCCAGGCCTGAAAGCCAACGCGCTCGATCCAGCCGGTCCAGACCAGTTGGATCGGGGCGGCGGTGTCCGGGGGCACGAATAGCCCGGCCTCGCCGTCGAAGGGGCCGCCACGCAGGATCATGCGGGCGAGATTGCTGGCCGGGGTGTGCGGCCATGCCCAGTTAGCCACGGGACACGCTGCGGCAGGGGCAGCTAATGGGGCACTGGAGCGTGTAGATCCACTGCCGGTTGAAGTAGCGGGCTGACCGGGCGCTGAAGCGGAAGGCCCGGATCCGTACGCGGGAGCCGGTGATAGTGGCGTGCTCCCTGGCCTGATACATCAGGCGGTTCCACTCTTCGAGCTCCATGGTCATCTCCTCCGGTTGTTTTCGATCATGCGTCTGCGGGGGCAGCGGGTGTAGCGGCAGGGGTCGGCGCGGAAGATGTGCTCGTACTGGTCGGCGTCGGACTCGTGATAGAACGCCCACTGCTTGGCCCCGCCCGGGTGGCCGCAGTGCGACCGAACCCACCACGAGAAGCTGTCGTCGCGGGGGGCGTTGACGTCCGGCGGCCATTGGCCGTCCGGCATACGGCGCTTCATCCAGACGACGCCGGACGCGTCGGCGCGGTCGCCTCGGGCAAGCCACGCTCCTTGAGACGGGCACGGCGCCCCGGGCTGGTGCCGGAGCTTGCACTCCGGGCACCTGGCCCAGGACGCCGATGCGTCGACCTTGCCGAACTGACGGGGCACTACTGCCACTCGGGGAGCTTGGTGGAGCGGCGGCGCTCGTTGTACACCTGCGTGACCGTGCGGGCGACCTGCGTGGACAGGTTCCCCGCGCGGGAGAACTTCTGGCCCCGGGCGAAGCCGAGCAGGGCATCCGGGCCCCCGGGGTAGGCAGACAGGCGCTTGCCGAGGTCGGTCAGGTCGACGTCCTCGCCGTACCGGTTGAGCATCCGGCCGACGCCCTCGATCAGCGACCCGTTGACGGCGGCGGGGATGCGGCCGAACGCGTTGGTCAGTACGGCGATGGCGGCCGACGCGGCGAACGGCCCACGCTCGGCGAGGGCGTAAACGCGTTCCAGGCTGCGCACGGCACTGATCTTGCCCTTCCCGGCTGCCGTCGACACGGACCAGCCGTTGTCGGCCAGCACCTTCGCCAGGTAGAGGGCATCCTTGCGGCCCTCGACGCAGGCCACGAGGAACTGATCGATCGGGCCGACCTTCTCCGTGGTGTTCAGCAGCCGGAACAGCGCGGCTTCCTGCGCGAGGCTGAGGCCGTGGTATTCGTCGGTGCGGATCGGGCCGTCGTACTTGGCGCGCAGGGCGGCACCGTGCCGGTGCTGGCCGTCCACGATGTGGATGACCCCGTTGTCGCGGCACGAGGTGGTGATCACACCGAGGGCTTCCGGGTGAAAGTCAGCGGCGATCTTCTCGACGCGGCTCGCCTTCATCGCCCGCTGCACTGCAGGGTCGACGGTCAGCTCGACCGCCCTGCGCTCGACGATGCTGTGCGTGGCGCCGCCGATGGTCGGACTGGTCATTCGTGCTCCTTCTTCATCTTCTTGATGATCTGCTCCAGGTTGCGGCGGGACGCCGCCAGTCGGGCGTTAACGGGGGCGACCTGGTCTCGGGCGAGGTCGGGGTGGGGCGGCCCCAGCTCGACGAGACCGGCGATCAGGCCCTCCAACTGCGGGAGTACGCGCGCCCAGGTGGCGAGCTGGCGGGCGGCGGGCGCCGACTCCTCTGGCGGCTCGACCTTGCGCTGCTTCGCGGGTGCGCTCTTACGGCCGACGAACAGCTCCCGGTAGCCCCGCCACAGGCTGGCCGTGCCGTCGTCGATGGCGGCCAGCGCGGCTTGTGCGGCCCTGCGGCGGCCCTCGGGCTGGGTGGGGGAGCTGGCGAGCATGTAGATGGCCCACAGGCGACTTGCGGACGTGCCGGACATCCCGAAGGCCGGGGCCAGGGTGTCGAGCACGTAGTCGGTGGAGTAGCTGGAACGGGCGGGCTTGCGCTTTCCGGCCATCGTCGCCTTGCGCAGCTCGATCCCCCGGCGCTTCGCGGCCTCGAACCGGCGCAGGGCGGCCGGTGCGTCGAGCTCACGTAGCAGCTCCCACAGGCGGCCGATCTCGGCGGTGCGCATCGGCAGGGCCAGGTGGTCGTCTTCGCTGTCGGCGAGCAGCCGTTTGGCGGCGTCCTCGATGGTGTCGACGAACACGGCGCGGATGTGCCGGTGCTGGCTGCCTCGGATGCCGGAGGCGCCCGCCATCAGGAAGTGCGCACGCAGGCGGCGGGAGCCGGAGATCAGGGTGCCGTCTTTCCAGACGGTGATCGGGTGGCGCAGGCCCTCGGCCGCGATGCTCTCGCCGAGGTCACTGAGGATGCCGTAGGTCTCCCGGTAGGGCGCCACGCGGACGGACTCGATGCTGACGGTGACCTCGTCACTCACTGGACGACCACCAGCTCGCCCGTGTCCTCGGTGAGCGATGCGAGGAAACGTTCGACCTGCTCCAGGCTGGTGCGTTCGTCGAGCGGGTCGAACGGCACGTCCGGCTCGACTGCCGGGACCGGCGGGGCCGAGATGGGGGCAACGGCAAAGGCGTGTGGCCGGTGGCGCGGCTCGGGCCGCACGGGCCGGTCGGCGTGGAGCTGGTTGACCATGAAGGTCAGCAGACCGGCGGCGGCGAGGACGGCCACGGCGGCGCCGAGGGGAACCAGGTCTTCGGCCAGGAGGGCGAAGATACGCGCCGGGGCGGACAGGACGAAGTCGAGCATGTCGGGCTCCCTTGTTGATCGGTTGGCGACCATAGTGCACCCGCTACGCAGCTCGTGTCAACCCGGCGGCTACAGCGCACATCAAGAACCTGCGACCTCTACAGGTACCAGGACCGCTTCATGTAGGCTCATGGCCGACGTAACCCCCGGCACTTGCGAGGAACATATGGGAACCAGCTATAAGAGCCTCTACCTGGAGGCGCAGAAGGAGATCGAGAAACTCACCAACGAAGTCAGGCACCTGCGCAGTGCCCTCGACATGAGCCCCGACGAGAGCCTGCGGGAATTGGAACGCACCCGCGAGATCGTCGACCTGGCGGGCATCGCCGCTCACATGCACGTCGAGCGGTTCACCCCGCAGCAGTGGCGGCAGCGCTACAAGGACGAGTTCCCGCCGGTGGACTTTCCGGCCATCAAGGAGCCGCTCTGGTACGCCTCGACGATCCGGGATGGATTCGCCAAGCCGACGCGGCGGCTGTGGTGCGAGACACCGACGTCGCTGTACGCGGCCGGATGTATCGTGCCTCACCCGATGCGCATCGCAGCCTAGAAACGAGCAACGCCCCGGGGCGGCAACCCCGAGGCGTCGTAGGCACTCATGCATCTATCCGAATCACCCTGGAGTCTACCGGCGGCCTACAACCGGTACAACTCCGCAGGGTGCTCTATCTGAATCGAGCCCCATGGGAACCATCCGTATCCGTCGCGGCCCCCTGCCGACGGACAACTACACGATCATCCCGAACGCCTACGCCCGCGATAAGCGGCTGTCGTGGGGAGCGCGCGGCCTGCTCGGCTGGTGCATGAGCCACGCCGCCACGTACGAGATCACCGAAGAGCGGATGATCGAGGCCAGCAGCCTCGGCCGCGATGGCGTGCGCAAGCTCGTCGGCGAGCTGGAGGCGGCCGGATACATGCGCCGCGACAAGGTCTTCACCCCCGGCGTCGGAACGACGGTTGACTATGTCCTGACGGACCCTGACGACGGAAATGTCGTCGTAAGTGACGACGGAAAACCCGTCGCAAGCGATGACCAGGGGAAACAGGACGTTTCCGCAGCTCAGCCTTACGACGGAAAACCCGTCGCTCCTTCCTCTATAGAAGACCAGAAGAAGAACAAGACGACTACGTCGTCTATGCGAGCGACACGTTTGCCCGAAAACTTTCAGCCCGACGAGAAGATGCGCGAGTGGTTCCGGCTCGGTCGCTACGGGGAGCTGATCGACGGTCTCGTCGAGCACGAGAAGTTCTGCGACTACTTCGCTGGTGCCCCCGGGGTGAAGGGCCGCAAGGTCGACTGGCCTGCGACGTGGCGCAACTGGATGCGCACGGCCGCCGAGCGGGCCGGGCGCCGCCCGGGGACCGCCTTGGCGCCGACGTCCGGCGCCCCGTACCGACAGAGCACGACCGACCAGAAGGTCGCCCAGACGCTGGAACTGGGCCGCCGCCTGCAAGCGATGGAGGACGCGAAGTGAACATCACCGAGACCAGCCAGGCTCTGGCCCTGGCGCAGGCCTTCGACAACCGGACCGTCGGCGAGATCAACGTGCGGGCTTGGCACGCCGTCCTCGGCGACCTGGACGCGGCCGACGTGATGGACGCGATCCGACGACACTACGACCAGAGCACCGAGTGGCTGATGCCCGCTCACGTCCGGCGCCTCGTCGAGGCGATCGGGCAGGAGCGGGCGAAGGCCGGGCGCCGGTGGGCGGCCGGGCAGGCGGGCGTGGCACCGGAGGATGCCACGCCGGAGCTGCCACCGGGGGAGGCGACGATCGGGATCAGCCCGGACGTGCAGCGGCTTCTCGATGAGCTGCGGCAGAAGCTGACCGACGGCGACCGGGCGAAGCTGTTCCCCCGGCAGATGTATTGGGAGCGTGAGCAGCGGGCGTTCGTGCGAGTCCGTGACGGCGAGCCCAACCCGATGTACCGGCCGGGCGGCCTCGAAGAGCACCGGCCGACGTGTGGGGTGCCGTCGCCGCACCCGGGCCACGAGTGGCAGATCGGGCCGAACGACGGAGAGGCCGAGGCTGACAAGTTCTGGTGCCCGGGGATTGGGCCGTGCGTTGTCGTCGGCGAGATGTGCACAACGCACCGGCGCCACGCTAGCCGGTGCACTCCGGGCGTTGACGGCTAGCGTGCCTCGTGTATGCTGTGCGTAGACAGTCACCTACGGAGGTACAGCAATGAGCACGGAAAACGCGTCCGCCCTGGCTAAGGCCCTCGCCCAGTTCCAAGCCGAGCTACCCACGCTCCGTAAGGACGAGGACGCCAAGGTTAAGGGGCAGACTCGCGACGGCCGGGACTACGACCGGTCGTACAAGTACGCCGACCTCGCGCAGGTCGTCGAGACGGTCCTGCCGATCCTCGGCAAGCACGGCCTCGCCGTCACCTCACGGACCACCGTCGTCAATGACGCGCTGGTGCTGCGGGTGAGCCTGGTGCACGAAAGCGGGGAACGCGAGGACGGCTACTGGCCGCTCCCGTCCGGCCCGAAGATCGGCCCGCAGGATCTCGGCTCAGCGATGACCTACGGCCGCCGGTATCTGACTCTGGCACTGACCGGCACCTACCCGGGCGGTGAGGATGACGACGGCGCGAAGGCGCAGCAGTCGGCTCGCGAGAGCTGGGAGGACGCCCGGCCGCGCGACGAACGCCCGGTCTCGGCACCGCCCACCGCCCAGCAGAAGAACTGGTCGCAGGCTTCCGATGTTGACGTTCTCAGGTTGGTGCAGCCGATGCCGACCGCGCCGATCGACAAGGCCGTGCAGGTCTACGACTGGATGGCGGGCAAGGATCTGCACAAGCGGGTCGTGGAGATGGACTACGAAGGTCAGCCGGTGCGGGTGACCGCCACCGACCTGATCGCCGGTCGCATCGCTGACGAGGCCGAGGACGCGGCGATCGAGGAGATCAAGCGGCTGCAGATCATCGCCTCCGATCGGGGGCTGCTGAAGGTCGAGGTGGCCGACCGCCAGACCCTCGCCGAGGCCCTGTACGAGGCGCAGGAGCTGGCGAAGCACGCCATGGAGCAGGCCTCCGGCGCGGCCGAGGCGCCCGCCGACCAGGGTACGCAGGACGGCAGCCCGACGGCCGCGCCCGGACAGGGCGACTGATGCGCCGCGAGACACGGGTGCACAACCTCCTCATCGAGGCCGGGTTCGTGCTGCACCGCAACCGCAAGCATCCGATCTACCAGTGCCCCGGCGGGCACGCCCAGCTCACCGGATGCTGCTCCGGCTACCGGGGCAAGGGCGACACCAACCTCCTCTCCCAGATGACCCGCACCCTGCGGGTCTGCAACGAGAACATGAAGGCGAAGGTAAACGCATGACCGACGAGACGACGGGGGCCGCCACGACCGGCGGCCCCTCGGGGGGCGGGCCGACCGACGCTGAGGTGCTGGTCGCCCTGGACCTGTACACGAAGGCCCTCAGTCCGACCAACATCGCGTTGCGCGCCCGCATCACCGAGGACTTCGCGAAGCGGCACGTGGAGAAGGTCGGCGCCTACCTGCCCGACGGCACGAAGATCGGGGCGGTGGCCTACCGCAAGGGCGCGAAAACCGCCCGGATCACCGACGAGCAGGCCGCCCTGGCGTGGGCGATCAAGGAGCACCCCGAGCAGGTCATGCAGGCCGTCCGGCCCGCGTTCCTGTCGATGCTCCTCGACGTCGCCAAGAAGGAGGTCGAGGTCGGCGGCCACGGCTTCGACCCCGCCACCGGGCAGGAGCTCGACTGGATCGAGGTCGTCGAAGGCGCCCCCGGTGTCACGGTCACCAGCACCCCCGAGGGCAAGGCGCGCATGGCCGCCCTGGCGAACGGCTTCGGCCGCATGATCGGGGGCACCGATGGCGAAGGCTGAGGCGACCGTACACGTCGAGGTTGATATGAGCGCCGAGCTGCGCAAGGCGTTCGCGGACCTCGGCAAAGGCCTGGCCGCCGCCATGGCTGCCCTCCCGAAAGCCGCGCCGCCGCAGCTCCCGAGAATGGCTGAACTCCCGAGGCACTACCCGTCGGCTCGCTGCACGGTGCACGACTGCCGTATCCCGGAGCACTACGTCGGTGGCGTCGTGCCCGGTGAAGTGCGACCGCGTGTGCACGCCATGCGTACCGCCCTGCAGGCCGTCCTGGATGTCCTGGACGGCTGGATCGAGCGAGCGCAGGACAACCACCACGACAGCTACCACCCGAACGAGCCCCAGGGCCAGGAGTGTTGGCGCCGATTCTCGCCCGGCGACATCCGCAACATGATCAACGACGCCGCCCGCGCGGTGGGCCTCACTGAGTTCCCGCCGCCTAACATCCACAAGGAGGACGCCCTGTGAACACGTCCCGCATCGCGAAGATTGGCGCCGTCGGCGCGCTCGCCCTGGTCGCGCTGGTCGGCTGCGGCAACCACTCCAGCGACAACACGCCGACCGTGCAGCAGCCGACTGGCCCGGCCACGCTGATCAAGTTCCCGTACGGCTTCCGTAACGTCACCGCCAAGTGCGACGGCCCGAACATGGTCTACAGCGGTTCGGCCGGGTCGGACGATAGCCTGCCGCCGTCGATCGCTGTCGTTCCCAACGACCCGCGCTGCCCGGGGCACCTGAACTCCCCGGCCAACTGATGTTGTCCCGGTCGGTCCGTCGCCGCCTCGCGCGGTGGCGGACCTTGCCGCCGGAGTCGACCGGAAGCGCGGTGCGCGTGTCACTGCAGTTGCGGGAGGCCAACGGCATCACTTCATCGTTTTTGATCTTGCCGGGTGAGGAGACATCCGCCGTCCTCTCCGGCTTCGTCGACAAGGCAGGCGGATTCGAACGCATCCAGGTCCCGGTCAACATCCGGGCCACCATCGTCTGAGGAGCAGCACCCGTGACCCGTACCCGTATCGGCCTCATCCTCGCCGGAGCCCTCGCCGCCATCGGCGGAGCAGTCGCCTGCGGTGGAGGGGCCAGCCCCGACCCGAGCCCCACCATCACCCTGCCGACCGTCAGCCCGAGCACGCAGCGGCCGACGCACCCCACCACCGCGCCGACCACCAACCCGCCGACGTCGCCCGCCCCGACCGCATCGCAGTCGCCGAGCCGCCTGACCGCCGAACAGCGCAACGCCGTCGGCACCGCGACCGACTACCTCCGCGACCAGCACTTCTCCCGCAAGGGGCTGATTGACCAGCTCAAGTTCGAGGGCTACTCGACCCACGACGCAACCCTGGCCGTCGACAGCTTGAAGGTCGACTGGAACGCGCAGGCCGCCAGTGTCGCGAAGGACTACCTGCAGGACCAGCACTTCTCCCGCGCCGGGCTGACCAGCCAGCTCGAATTCGAGGGCTTCACCAAGTCGCAGGCTCAGTACGGCGTCGCGCACAGCGGCCTCTGAGGGCATACCCTGGCGGCCATGAAGCTCGCCACCCTCGCCATTGACCTCGGCTACGCCATCCGAGCGGCGGTAACGCCGGGCGGCGCGGCCGGGGAGGAGAAGCTCGACAAGTACTGGACCGAGGGGGAAGGTGCGGCGAAGATCCGCTGGCCCGAGCCGTGCGCGTTCTGCCGCTGCCTGACCCACCTCGGTAAGTACATCCAGGGCAACAAGCTCAAGGGCCACTGCGCGAACCTGGAGAAGCGGGCCACCGGCCACTGGCCGAACCCAGAACACAGCAAGACGCACCACTGCCCCTGCTGACGTCTATGGTGTATGCTTACGGCAGACACCAAGGAGGCAGCAATGGACACCGCCACTCGACTCATCCGCCTCGGCGACCGGAAGATCACCCCCGCCCAGCGGCGGCGCCTGATCAAGAAGGCCGGGCGTGACCCGATGGCCACCGTCGTCAAAGACGACGGCATGGGCTACCCGCCCAACAAGCAGGGCTACCGGGAGCTCGTCGGCTTCGGTGGGGAGAACATCCTCACCGACCAGCCGATCAGCGGTGCCCCGGCGGGCGCCTGATGTACACCACGCACGGGCTGATGACCCCCGCCGACCTCGCCGACCATGAGGCGCTGACCGATACCGGACGCAACCCGCAGTGCCCCGGCCACGACGACGACCCCGTCGGCCAGTATGGGCAGCGCTACTACTGCTCGCAGGCTGAGAACTGCACCGCAGACGACGAGGAGTGGCCACGAGTGCCGAGCCGCGTCGCAGCCCGAGATGAGCCGTGCGCCGACCCGGCAAACTGCGACATCCACCGATGAGCTTCGAGACCGCCAAAGCCCTCGCGCAGGCCCGTTCATACGGGCGGTGCGAGGGCTGCGGCCTTTCCGGGCTACCTCTCGACCCGCACCACCGGATGACGCGCGGCTCGGGCGGCGTGCACGGCGACGCCGACACGGTCTCCAACGACGTGCGGAACCTGCTGATGCTGTGCCGGGTCTGCCACGACTCGACCCTCGCCGACGCGCAGGGCTGCATCCGTATCGGCTGGGTGATCGAGCGTCGCGCCGGGGTAGACCCGCGCGAGATCCCGGCGAAGCTGCACACCGTGAACGGGCCGGGATGGTGGTTTCTCACCGAGGACGGCGGCTACCGGTGGGACCTGGTCGGCAACATGGCCGAGGCGCCCGAGTGGGTCAAGATCGAAAACGATAGGGAGAAGAACTGATGCTGCGCCGACGCATCGAGACGGCCGAAGAGCAGGACGTCCACACCCGCTGGCGCCGCTGGTACACCCGCTACCAGCGGGCCGGGATGGCGAAGAAGGTCAAGCGGGACACCAACCAGCGTGAGCGGCATGAGGGGCGTCAGGCTCTCCGCGAGGGCCGCTACGACGCGCTGTGAACGAACGAAGGCCGGGCCCGCTACCAACGGGTCCGGCCTTCAAGCTTGAACCGTCAGACCCGTTCGGGCCAGTGCCACGTGTAGGGGGACGGTTCATCCGAGCCGTCGTACTTCGCGCCACCCTCGGACAGCGGCCGGAAGTGGATGCCGGTCGGGTTCATGACCATCAGGCCGACCCGCTGCAGGTCAGCGTTGGCACCGTTCGGGTCGTCGACCTCGGTCACCTTCGCGGCCCGGCAGGTGCGCGGGAACTTCCCGTCGGCGCTGCCCGCCGAGACGTAGTGCACGTCCCTGCTGATGCTTGGCATGGTCATCGGTCCTCCACCAGTCCGGGAGCGTCCATACGCGGACGCATCGAGGCGGGAACCAGCTTACGGCCTGCGGCATCCCTCGGGGCCGCCACCGGGGTGACATGCTGGCGCGCGTACGCGGTCAGCAGGATCTGGAGCAGACCGGCGGCCGTGTCCACCCAGCGGGCGGTCGTGCCGGTCAGGATGTGCGCCGACTGCAGGTACACCAGCACGGCGAGGACCGTGGTGGCGTACCCGATCAGCGTCGACAGCGGATGGCGCTTCAGCCAGCCCCTCAGCCGTGCCATTTGACCCCCATCTGGCCCCACGTCTGCGGGCCTACCTGACCGTCCACGTGAATGCCGCGCATCCCCTGATACCAGCGGACGCCCTTCGCGGTATTCGGACCGAACTTGCCGTCGGCCGCCCCCGCGCGCTTGGAGCCGATGAACTGCTGCACGAACTTCACGTCCGCGCCCGACATGATCGGGCTAGCCTCCTTCAGGGTGCGGGTGCCCGGCTGGTGGCCGCCGGACGGCGCCGGAGGCTTCGGGGCGGGCGGCTTCGGGGCCGGGCAGATGTTGAACGCCGGGCTGGCTTTCTCCGCCGTGGTGTCGTAGCCGGTGCACGTCGCGCTGTTCTTGCGACTGCTGCCGTGCTTGCCGGACAGGTGCACGTGGTTGGTGTGCGGGTCCGAGCCGGTGTACTTGCGGGCCTGCCAGCCGACCGTCACCGACCAGATGGTCCGGTTGTGGATGACGTACTGCAGGTCGTCGTGGTGCGCGAGGGCTTCGCTGACGACCGCCTCCGCCCGGCTGCCGGTCACCATCACGTCGATGGCGTGCACGACGTGTCCCGCGTCCGGGTTGTGGTCGGAGCATTCGGACTGGTGGGCGGCGTCGCCGATCCAGCCGACCGACACACCGGACCAGCACGACTTCGCCTTCTGCCGCCGCACGTCCAGGTTGTGCGCGAGGGACGCCGAGACGGTCGCGACGATCGCGTCGGGCTCCTCGTCGTCGCTGTCGGCCGCGAGGCGCGCGTCGTCGGGGTACTGGGTGAACGGGTCGTGGTCGGGGGCGTCGGGCGAGATGTACTGCTCGTACTGGCCGCCGCCCTCATCGTCGGTCGGGCCGGTGAAGTCGGCCAGGGTCACGTCTTCGTCAGGCTCCATGCTTCTCCTCCTGGATGGCCTTGTCCGCCTTACCGTACGCCGGGCGGCGGGTGCGCTCACTCCGGTGCCGGAACAGCTGAAGATCAAAAATGATCCACGAACGCCACCCCAGCACCAGTGGCAGGCCGATGGCCAGCGAACCGGCCCGCAGGTAGGCGAACCAGGTCGTGTCGCGGAACAGGTGGGCGACGACGTTCAAGTCGAGGATCCAGGCCAGCACGAGCATGAACCAGAAGACGTGCCAGCCGCCCCGGGACGTCCAGAAACGGGCCAGGGTGGCGAAGCCGACGAAGCCGATGGTGGCGATGACGGCCGAAACCCACAGGCCGATGGTGCCGAGAAGAAGGGGGGTCACTCGTTGCCTCGCAGGACAGATTCGATCAGGGGGCCGATGTGATTCTCCGCCCTGAGCCGCTCCAGCGACGAGGTCACCCGGTCTACCCGGGGCGCAAGCTGGTGCACCTGGACGCGCTGCTCCTCGGCGCTGTCGCGCAGGCGCTCGGCCTCCCGCAGTCGCTCATCGGCCAGTGCCAGCTTCCTGCGCCACGGTAGCCAGATCACGATCCCCCACCCCGGTTCCGAGCCTGGTCGCGTCCGGCGCGGGCGTGCAGGGCCTTAAGGACCTTGTCTGTGTTCTCGGCGAACACCATCAGCCTCCCGACCTGCTCCACCAGCGACCTGATGCTCTCATTATTGGCGGCCATGCCCGCCTCGGCGATCTCGGCCCGCTTTTCGGCACTTTCGCGGAGTTGGTCGGCAACCCGGCTAGGAATGATCTTCCCTCGCAGCATGGCGTAAAACACTGCGAGCATTCCAGACGCGAGAAGACTGATCAAATACCAGGGCAAAGTTTGCGCATTTACCAGGTCCATTTCGCCCCGTTCCAACCAGCCGCCGACAGATGCAGTAAGCATCCTTTCATAAAGGTCTGACAGATCAGGCGACGGACGGCAACGCAACCACAGCCAGGGAAAGCACGGTCTTGTCAAACGTATCCGTACTGAACGGGCCCGCCGGGGAACCCGTCCAGTATGCCTTCAGCTCCAAGTAGTCGCCCGTGTTCAGCTTCCACATCGTCAGCGCCGACACTCCCTGATAGTTCACGTCGGTGCTGATCGGATTCCACTTCGAGCCCTGCAGGTCGGTGCCGGACGAGGCGCCGTTCTTCGTGACCGTGCACTGGATGGCTCCGCTGGTCCCCAGCGCCGCCGTCACCTGCAAGCTCAGCATCGCCGACGCCAGCACGACGCACGGCGCCGGGGCGGTCAGCCGTGTCGGGTTCGAGCTGTTCCACCACGCCCCGTTGGCGTACGGGGCGTCAGTGCCGTTGTCGATGACCAGGTTGTCGAAGCTGATCGCGGTCAGGGTGGCCTTGGTGATGCTCTGCGCCGCCGCCCGCTGCACGATCACCGACGACATACGAGAGTAGTTGGTGGCCAGGTTGAACGTCTGCACGAGCGCCTGATCAACGTCCTGTGCCATCGACTGCACGTCGGCGGCGTTCACGACGTCGCTCGCCCACGGGTACCGGATCCGCAGGAATGGCGTCTTCCTCATCGTCACGTCAGCTCACCGGACCCAGGTAGAGTCCCCAGAAACGGGAACCGGCCAAAATGCCTTTCGCGGTGCTGCCGTCGCACTTGTACGCCAATTGCGCCAGGCCGTGATAAATGGGCGCCACCGCAAACACGTTGAGCCATTCCCCATTCGTGTTGGTGTCGTCGTTGCGCTGGTAGAAATTCTTGTTAGTGATGGTGCCGGTCACCTGATCCGAGGTCTGCACAATGATCTCGGCCTCGTTCATGTCGCCGACCACCTGCGAGCCGGTCGGGTTCACCCGAATGGTGCCGCCGAACATCCACCATGACGGCCCTTGCGCCGGGGGCTGGGTCCAGAACGTCGCGTTGACCGGGGCGCCCCCGGTGTTGTCCCACTCAACCGTCTGGAACTGCAGGTACTGCACGCCGCTGGTGATGCCCGACTGCGTGGTCGCCTGCATGGCGATGAACGACGGCCGGGCCAGGTACTGCCGGAACGGGGCCTGTTCAGCGCGCAGACCGGTGTCGAGAGCGGACGCCAGCCGGTACGCATCCTGCACGTCGGCGAAGTCGCCCTCCAGCGGGTACGGATATCCCTCGTAGGTCGTGTTACCGGTCATAGGAAGAAGTCCGAAATCTTGTAGGCGGACATGGCCATATACCAGGCCGAATACTGCAGGCCAGTGGCGGGGGAAAGCGTGAACAGGTAGCGGACCGCGTTGACCGGGTCGAACGAATATGTCAGCGCTGCTACGTGGCCGGTGCCGCCCCGCTGCCCGCTGTTGTTGTGCGTCGGGTTCGACCGCATATCCACGAGCACGGTTCCAGCGAATGGCCCACCGGAGCCGGTCGACGAGATCTGAATGACGGTGGAAGCGGCCTCCTTCAGCTCTATCTCGAACGTGACCAGCCAGATCCCCGACGGCAGATAGAGGGCCTGGTTGTCGTAGCTCAGATTCGTCGGGGTGCCGATGTTGAATTCGGTGGTGTCGAACGTGATGAACGGGTTGCTCTGCGGCACGCTCACATTCGAGGCGCTTACCCGCACCCGGGGGTAGTTGGCGGCCAGCAGTGCGCCCGGGTCGAAGGCGTGGACGATCGGGTCGGCCGCCGCCGCGAGGGACTGCAGCGCCGTCTGGTCGGGGTAGACGATGGCCGGGTCGTTGCACATCGGGTCGGTCAGGGCAGGCATCGGCAGGTGGTAGGAGGCGGTCGAGACGCCCCGGAAGGTGGCGACGACCGACCCGACGGCGGTCTGCTCGTCACGCGCCCACAGGCCGACCTGCGTGCCCGAGTTGTACTGGGTGATCGAGTTGTCGGTGATCGACGACTGCCAGCCACCCGGCGGGGTCCCGCCGTTCGCCCACACCCGGGCCTGCAGCACGTTGGCCTGCAGCGCGTTGCTCCAGAACGCCTGGAACCGCAGGTTGAAGTAGGTGCCTGCCGTGTACGTGCCCAGCGAGGCCAGCGACGTCGTGTTCAGCGTGGTCAGCGTCCCGGAGATCGTCTTCGAGATGCGGACCGAGATCGCGCCGCCGGTGGCGACCATCAGCGCCGCCGAGTAGTAGGTGCTCGCCGCCCCCGACATCTTCACCGCGAAGCCGACGAACGCCTGGTTGGTGGCCGGGACCGCCGACAGCGCGACCAGGCCGGTGATGTCCGCATCGATGGTCTGCGCGTCGACGTAGGCGGTCTTCGACCCTGCCGAGGTGAGGGTGATGCTGGCCGTCACCGGGGCGACACCGTACGTTGCCGAGCCGTTGGTGGTGTACGCCTGGCCGGTGTCGGCTGTGCCGATCCCGCCGACCACGGTCCGGTTGAACGCGTCGATGTAGCCGGTGGTGACCATGTAGCAGCTACTCCTTGATCAGGTAAAACTCGGCCCAGTCAGCCTCCGAGACGATCTCTCCAATACTGGAGATGCGTTCGCCGATGTGGATCTCGCGGGGGCCGTCCGCACCGGATTCGAAGACCAGCACCCCGTCATCCTCGCTGACGATCGTGGAGCCACCGTAAGTGGCCAGTACGTCGGCGCTGTTCGTGCCGTCGTACTGAACGAACTTGTAGCCGCGTACCGCGTATTCGAAAGTAGACATGGTCATCTCTTCTCTCAAGTTAGAACGAAAGGACGTCGAGCCAATAGGAGAACGCGAACTGCAGGGAGCCGCTGGCCGTGACGTCGGTGACCTTCAGGTTGCCTGCCGTATCCACGTAGATCCGGACGCGGTTGGTGGTCTGGGCGCAGATCGTAGTGATCTGCACCGGCGGGGCGGGCAGCCCGGCCACGATGATCGAGTTACTGCCCACTATCGACGCGTTGGTCAGGTTGCCGACCACCTGCACCTCGTCGGCCACCCGCCGGAACTGGCCGGGCGCGAAGCCGGTGCCCAGGTTCGTCCAGCCGTTCTGGTAGCCGAGGGCGGCCATCGACTGCCACGGGTTCGCGCTGGCGGTCGGGCCGAGGATCAGCCACGAGGAGTCTTGCCGGAACACGGCCACCACGTCCCCGACGACCGGCGCGTACGAGGTGACCACACCGACCCCGGCGGAGAACTGGCCCCCGTTGACGGAGATCGTGACCGACGAACTGGTGACCGCGACGATCGTCGCGGTGCGCATCCCGTTGGGGATGCCCGCCGTCTTCTGCGTCTGGTGCGCCAGCTTGGCCGCCATCAGGGGGTCACCGGGGCGTACGCGCGCAGGCTCAGGGACATGTCGCCAGTCTCTCGTAGGGGCAGGGTGAAGCCGGTGATGACCTGCTGGCTGGTCGCGCCGTCGGCCGACATGGCGATCAGGTCGCCCAGTTCGAGCGAGGCATCCGGGACGATCGAGATGGGATCCCAGGTCTGGGTGATCGCCGTGGCGACCTTCAGGCCGCTCTGGGCGGCCAGGAGACACTGCTGCTGTGTGAGGGCGGCCTGGTTCTGCACCAGCAGCGGCTTCTGGCCGAAGTTTCCCAGGTAGTAGGTCGGGCTGTTCGGGTTGGTGTCGCGGGCGACCGCGTAGACCGGCGCCGAGCCGTCCTGCCGTTCCGAAGCGAAGACCACTGAGTTGTAGACGCCGGTGCGGGAGACGGTGATCGTCCAGTCGGAGATCGAGCCCTGCGGGCCGGAGCCGTCGGTCAGTGACAGCACCGGCGACAGGCCCGGCTTCGTCCACGGGGTAAGGCGCTGCACGAACGACCCGTCGGCAAGCGGGTACCACAGCATCGCGACAGTGGCCGACATGTCGTCGAGGGCTTGCGCCCGGTCGGACTGCCAGGCGACGGGGGCGATGAGCGTGGCGGTCAGGTCGGAGGTGCCGAACACCGCGTCGGGCAGCGCGCCGCGCACGAGCCGTTTGAACTCCTGCGTGATGGTGTTGGCGGGGATCGACGACTGCGGCGACTCGAAGAGGGCGTCAACCACGTCGGCGGCGAGGTCGTTGCCGACCAGGCTGACGCTCCCGGCGCGGGTCATCTGCACCTGCTCGATCCGGCCGTAGAAGGCCGGGAACCGCACGAGCGAGCCGTCGCCGTACTGGATGCCCCGGTAGGCGCGCAGCCGGTTCCCGAACGGGGCCAGCAGGCCGCCTGCGTCGATCGCTCCCGACTTGGTGAGCGGGAACCAGGACCGGTCCACCGTCAGGTTCAGCACGCGCGCTACGCGGCTGTTCAGGGTGGCGCGCACGTTGCCGTCGATGAACGGCAGGTCGGCATACAGGACGTTGCCCTGCCGGTCGAGGACGTCCACCCGGGCGTAGTAGGTGTGCGGCCTCGACCAGGCATCACGGTATTGGGCGTCGAGCCCCATCGCCCAGACCATCAGCCCGCCGCTCCATCCAGCACCTGAACCCAGGTGAGCCCCGCACTGTTGACCGCCGCCCAGGTGGCGTACCGGTTGCAGGTGTCCTGCCAGCGCGTGCCGAGCACCCCCTGCGACGGCCCGCCGGGGGCGGCGGTCTGCACGTAGGGCAGGGAGAACACCCTGATCGGGAACGAGTGATCAGGCAGCACCCGGGACACCTGTGTGGTGCCCACCGACATGTACTGGTCGGGCACGCCGTAGGTGCTGGGCACCTGGAACAGCAGCGACGACCCGGGCGCCAGCAGCGTGTTGAGCCGGTCCCGGTCGGCGAAGGTGCGCGAGACCAGCGTCAGCGTGGAGGAGAGCGCACTGCGCTTCTTCGACACGACCACCGGCAGGACCTGGTTGTTGACGTTGAACGTGGCCGCGTTGGCGCCCCGCGACTCGACGTCCATCGACTGGAAGAACACGCCCTGCGTGGGCGTGCACTGCGGGTTCGGGTCGAACGCGAAGTCGACGCGCACGTTGTTGGCCGGGGCCAGCGGGTCGCGCAGCCAGCAGGAGCCGAGCGACTGCACGGTCACCGTGCCCGAGGTCGCCGACCCTGCCGCGTTGGTGACGGCGGCCGAGCTGTAGCTGACGATCGTTGATGCCGCCGGGGTGCCGTTCACGGCGATGACGGGGCGTACGGAGACGGTGTTCGCCGGGCAGGTCGTCGACGTGGTGAGGGTGATCGGCCCGAACGCGGTTCCGGAGGCGGTCGTGTTCGCGATGATCGTGCCGGTCGCGTCGAGCGCGGCCAGGGCGATGATGACGGCCTGCGACACGTTCGCCGAGACGACAGCGGTCAGGGTGAGCACCGCGCCGGGGGTGGCCGGGATCTCCTCGCCGCGCAGGGTCGGGGTGGCCGTGGCGCCGTCGGACTGGATCGACAGGAAGTCGGCGCCGCTCGTGTTGGAGGTGACGCGCACCTGCACCGTGGCCGGGGCGGTCGTGTACCAGGGATCCTGGTAGAGGCCGGAGAACTGGCTGGTCGCGTTCAGCGTCGACGACGGGGCGGTCGCCGTGTAGTAGACGGCGCTGTCCAGCGGCATCTCCGTGTCGTACAGGACCGCCTTGTAGCCCGCCTGCATCGGCACGTACGGCAGGCCGCTGATCGTGACCGAGGTGCCGTGGCCGCGAACGGGGGTGGTGGCGCCGGTGGTGGGATCGACGCGAACGACGTACGCGTACGGGGCGTCGATGTCGGAGAAGTCGAGGTCGAGGCGGACCTGCGACTTGGTGTTGTCGGCGGTCGCGGTGATCGTCGGCACCTGTCACCTCGTCCCGTACGCGAGCTCGTTGGCCTGGTCGTCGAGCTTCTTGTCGATGCGCGTGTCGAGGATATCGGTGATCTCCCGCGTCCCGAGGTAGACGTGCACGTTGAGCATCTCCGAGTGGCCGCTGAGGCTGCCCAGCATGTCGAGCAGACCGGTCTGCTTGGCGACCTGCGCAGCCCGGGCCGGGCTGGACATGGGGACGACGGCTTCGGGCCCGGCCTCGCCGACCACCGCCAGGGTAGGGGCGTTGATCAGACCGCCGGAGGCCAGTAGAGGGATGTTCGGCAGGCCGATGTGCAGGAAGCCGCCGACACGGTTGATGCCGGAGTTGAAGCCGGAGATGACCGAGTTGATGCCGCCACGCAGGCCGGACAGGATGTCGAAGCCGACGTTGCGCATGAAGCCGGAGATCCGGCCGGGCAGGTTCCGCACGAAGTCGACGACCGCGTTAGCGCCGTCGCGAACTTCCCGCTTCGCCCAGTCCCACGCCGAGCGGAACGCATTGCCGATGATGCCGGGCAGCTTGGCCACGTATCCGGCGATCTTGGTGGGCAGGGTCGCGAACAGGAAGTAGATGGCGGCGGCCCCGCCGTCGAGGACGGCCTTGCCGGTGGCGAACGCCAGATGCCACAGGTCGACGAACAGGTGACCGATCGCCTTGACCGCGTCCCACAGCAAGTCGGGGAACTTGACGAAGTAGGCGATGATCAGCCCGACCTCGATGCCGATGACGACGCCCGCGTAGTGCAGCGCGGACATGAACAGCTGGCCGAGGAGGGTGCCCAGCCCGGCCAGCGCGGACATGATCTTGCCGGGCAGGGACGCGAACCAGCCCGGCAAGGTGACGGTGAACCAGTTGCCGATCGCCACGCCGACGCTCTTGATCCAGTCCCAGATCCCCTGGAAGAAGCCGATGATGGCGTGCCAGATGCCCGCGAAGAACGGACCGATCGCGTTCCAGTTCTTGTAGATCAGGTAGGCCCCGGCGGCGATGGCGGCCACCGCGAGGACGATCCAGCCGACCGGGTTGAGAGCATCCATGATGCCCTCGGCAATTGCCACGGCGATCAGGGCGGCCCGGTAGGCGCCCCACGCGATGACAGCCGCCTTGATCAGGTCGGGATGGGCGGCCAGGAAGTCAGCGATCTTCACCAGGTACGGGGTGAGGGTGAGCACGGCTGTGGTGAGGTCCCCGGCGAACTCCCCCACGAGCTGGCCGACGACAGGCAGCAGCGGAGTGAGGATCTTGAACAGCGACTCCAGCACCGTATTGAACAGGGTGAACACGGAGATCAGCACCTGGTGGCCGGTGGCCGAGCCGAAGAAGTCGTTGAGCATGCCGACGATCCGCGACAGCATTCCCAGGCTTTGACCGCCGGTGTCCTGCAGCGCCCCGAACACCTGCATGAGCAGGCCGAACACCTGCCCGATCAGGTCGCCGAACTGGCGCAACACGACGAGGGCGTCGTCGAAGAACTGAGCCAGGCCACCCGAAGCGGCCTCCGCGTTAATGAAGTCGACGAACTGCTTGAGCAGCCCGGCGAAGCCCGACGACAGGCTGGCGAACAGCGGGCCCGCCACCGCGCCGATCGTCAGGAACGCGCCCGCCAGCTGGCCGACCAGGGGGATGAACGGCTTGATGGCCTCGTGCGCGGCGATGAAGATCGACGCGATGTCCTCGCGGCCGTTGCCGAACGCGGCGATCAGGTTACTGCCGAGCTGGCCGAGGTCCCCGGCGAGCTGGTGCAAACCCACCCGCAGGCGTGGGATGAGCTGGTTGGTGGCCCGCACGAAGGCACCGTTGAGCTGCGTGAAGAACGTCTGCTGCACGTCCTGCTGCATCTGGTGAAAGATCGGGTGGAACTCGCGCAGGTTGTTGACGAAGGTGCGGGCGGCTGGGGCCAGCTTCTTCATCGCCTCGTTGAACTGGGCGGCCTTGGACGGGTCGAAGGCGCTTTTGAGGGCGTCGCCGATGCCGTTGGTCGCCATCTTGAGGACGGCCATCGTCCCGATGAGCGTGAAGATCGCAGCCGGGAGGGTGCCACCGATGGCGACGGCGGCCGGGGCGAGCGCGGCGGCGGCCTCGACGCCGAGAGCGATCAAACTTGGCAGGACGGCGGCGCCGAGCCCGGACAGGGCGGTGGAGAAGCCTTTGGTGAAGCTCAGGCCGCCTTTACGGCCGGACCGATTGGTCTCGTTTTCGATCTTGGAGTCGAGACCCTTGCCGACTTCCCCGGCCGCCGACTCACCGGCCGCCTCAGCCGACTTGTCTAGCTCCTCGAACTTCATCCCCTTGGTCTGCTCGTCGAGGGCTTCCTTCAGCTTCTCCCGCAGACCAGGGGCGAACTTCGACAGGTCCGCGAACACCTGTACGAACGCGCGCCCGAGAGTCCCTGCCATGGCTCAGGATCTTACGGGCTCGGGAGGCGTGGCCTGCCCCATCAGGGCGGCGAACGCGGCCGACGCCGCCCGCTCGTCGTACATGTCCTCGGTCTTCACGCCCTCCACGCCGATCGGCGGGACGCGCAGGTCGATGTCGAACTTGTTGCGCTCCTTCTCGTCCATCGTCCGCACGCAGATCACGTAGATAGCGTTCAGGACGGCGGCGAGACTCTCCTGGGCCAGGTCGACGCCCAGCCGGGTCAGCTCCCCGCCGATGACCTGCCACTCGGCAGCCGCCGACCGGATGAGCCGGTCCGCCTCCCACCACGGCCGCCCGGCAGCCGCCGTGAGCACCTCGCGGGTGCGGGAGACGATCTCGTCGGTGTCGGTATCCCCGTCGAGGAGCATGTCGTTGATCCGCTCCTGCGCGGCAGCATCCATCATTCCGGGGACGAGCGGCAGGATCGCGTCCTCGTCGAGGATGGCGAGGAACCAGTCGACGGCTGGGCGGGCAGGCACCGTGAAGGTCTCCCCGCCCAGGTCGACATCGAGCGCCCAGATCTTGAGCGCTGCGAGTGCGTCAGCGGCCATCGCTCCGGCCGGGCACGAAGCGGACGGCGTCCGACGGCAGCTCGCCGCAGACGTGCCGGGTGCGGCCGAACACATAGCCGTGCGAGCACATCGGCTCACCCGGGTGGGCGCCCGTCGGCCATGGCGGTTGGGCCCGCCTCAACCGACCGGCGTCGGCTTCTTGGCGCAGGTGAGCGACCCTTTGGGCTTGCGCCTCGCCGAACTTCACGCCCTTGATGTATGCAGCCTTGCGCATGTGATCGTGGCGCCAGAAGTGGAACGGCAGCCACGTGGCCAGGATGACGTAGGCGAGGAGCTGGATCGGCCAGGGCACGTACCGGGCCAGGTACTCAGTCCAGGGGATGGTGCCCGCCGGGTGGAAAATCCCGGCGATCACCTCCATCACGATCGCGGCGAGGGTGATGGAGAGAAAGACGATCGTCCAGACGATCCGCTTGGTCTTCATGCGCGCCGCCGGACGGCCGCCTGCGGTTTCTTCGCCGCGTTGGCGCCGTTGATCTTCTCGCTTGCGGCTTTGACGGCGTCGAAGACATTCTCGGCGGTCACCTTGCCGGAGATCATGACGTCGTCGAGCCAGTCCTTATCGTCCTCCTGGACGATCATGGAGTCGACGACCTGGCCGAGGGTGCCGAGGTTGCGAATGAGGCGTTCGCGGTGCTCGTCGCTCAACTCCTCAACGTTTTCGATCTTGGGCAGGCCCTTGAAGACGCGGGCCATCACCACCAGCGCGCCATCGGTCGGCGCCCGCATCTCGACCTCGCGGTCGCCCAGCGGAACCATCGCGGTCAGCTCGCTCATGCCAGACCCTCCAACTTGCCCCAGGCGTCGAGCGCCTTCGCAGCGGCGACGATGTGCGGCATGACGTGGTGGTCGGCCCGGAACGGCCCGGTCGCGTCCCACAGGGACCGATTCGCGTCGTCGCCCGGCTGCGGGGCCGGAGTCGGCGCCGGGGCCGTGTTCGGCACCCAGAAGTAGACGTCGCCCTCCTGCTTGCGCAGCGTCCACCAGTCGTCGGCCGTCATGTACCAGCGGCCCTCGGCGCCCCAGCTCGGGCTCCACGAGTTGTCGCCGCCGACTAGCAACTTGCCGGTGCCGTTGCCGGGGGCGTCGGCCGTGACGACCTCGTCCACGACCAGCTCGTGTCCGCCCGCCAGGCCGGACTTGATGTCGACGGTGAGCAGTCCGGACGGCGGGGGGTTGAACATGCTCTGATACCAGGGGATGCCGGTGATGCCTGGCGTCTTCATGAGCTGCTGGAGCGACGAGTCGAGATCCAGGGCGGCCTGGTAGCCGGTGCAGATCCCGGCGGCCTTCGCCATCTTCGAGCTGGTAAGCCCGTCCGAGCCGGTGTCCTCGCCGGTGCCGTCGGTGTTCCAGGTGCCCGGATAGCTGTCGTTGACGGTGTTGTCGTGGTACCAGGCCTGCGCCCCGGCCTCGTCGGGCGTGTAACGCCACACGTGGGACCAGTCGGTGAGGAACGGCTCGTGGTAGGCGCAGGACACCGAGGCGTTCCCGGTGCACGAGCCCACCTGCCCCTGGTCCAGGATGCCGATGTTCTGGGCGTGCCGGATCGACACGACCGGGGTTGCCGTCGGCTGGACGGCGTAGGCCTTGGACCTGCTGTCCAGCAGGACGTGACGGCCGAGCAGCGGGTGCATCGGCAGGCGGTGCCGATAGATCTCAACGACGCTCATTCGGACACCTCCACCGGCTCGGCCGAGATGAGACGGTCGGCCGGAATGGCGAGGTGGACCACGGCGCCCCCGGTTCCGTTACTGGTACGGAAGGCGATCACGCCGGTGGTGCCGACCTCAGTGATCGAGCTGCTGAACGGCACTTCGGTGGTCTTCACTTCGGCGGCGGCGCCATTGACGCGCCAGGTCACCTTGAGCTTCGTCACTTCTCCTCCTCCTACGTATTTCTACGTATCCGCCCCCGCGTCGGCGGCGGCGTTGCTCTCCATCTTGTAGCCCTCGCTCGCAGCGACTTCACGCAGGGCGTCCCGCATCCACGGGCGTCCGCGCCGGGCAGGCTGCGAGACCCACTTGCGAACCATCGGCTGGCCGTGCCAGACGAACTTGAGGGCCTGCTTGTTGCGAGGGTAGATGACGACCGGGCGGCGCCCCTCGTGGACGGCGAGGGCGTACTTGACCTTGGTGAAGACCTCACCTTGGATCTTCGTCGCACTGTTTTTGATCTTGAACTGGTGGCTGGCCCGCAGGTTGCCGGTGTCAACCGGCGTCATCACCTTCGACCGGTTCAGCACCTTGAGAGTGACCCGCATGACGTCCTTGCCCGCAAGGTCATGCAGGACACTGTCGATGACAGGCCGGAACAGCTCAACCCTGACCCGCTGGACCGCCACTGCGCGCCTCCTCGACCTTCTCTGCCCCCGCCTCCGGAGGCTCCGCCCCGGCCTGCGCCTCGGCGACCGTCGGCTCGTCGGTCACGTCCCGCAGGTAGCCGGAGGTGACGAACGTGCCCGCCCAGTCGTCGGCCGGTGCCGTGAAGCGCTCCCCCTTGTCGAGGCCGTTGAAGCTGATCAGCACCTCGTAGCGCCGGTCCTTACTCTTGGCCATGACCTATCCCCTCAGCAGTCCGAACACGGTGCCATCACCGACACGGTCACGGTCAGCGTACCGCCGGTGCAGCCGCCCTCCACCGACAGCGGTGTCCACCCGCCGACCGCCCGGCGGGTCGTCCACGGCCAGCAGCACGCCGCCGCCTCGCGCATCAGCGTCTGGTGCTGCATCTGCGTAGTGAACGCCGCCTGCCAGTCGCTGCCCGACGGCGGGTCGATGTCGTCGAACGTGCCCGTCGAGTCCGACCATGACATGCAGAACGAGACGCCCATCTCCAGGACGACGGCGTACGCGAACGGTGCGCCCGGCGTCCACGTGTTGTCCTCGGCCGGGAAGCTGTCCCACGACGGGTAGATGTTCGCCACCCGGATCCAGGCGAGGCCGTCGCAGCACTCGTCGACGTTCGGGCCGATCAGCGGGCCGCCTTCGGCGCCGATGCGGATCTGCGTGTACCTCGGCGGGTTGGGCAGGGTCGACAGCTTCTCGATGAAGCAGGCCATCAGCTTCTCGGCCGCCGGTGTGCCGATCTGGTCGGTCGGGCCGAGCGTGGGCAGACTGATCACGGCCGTCATCCCCGAGGTAGCAGTGAGGTGCGCGGACAGGTCCGCGACCGTCGGAACCGACAGTGTCGCAGACAGGCCTCCTGTGCCGGTCAGCGTCGCGACCATCCGGGATTCTCCGGTCAGTGTGCCGGAGAGGCTGCCGGTGCCGGTCAGCGACGCCGACAGGTTGACCGAGCTGGTGGTAGCCGCCTTGATCTCGATGCCGGAGATCGTCCAGTTCAGCGATCCCGCCGGGACGGTCAGGTCGATCGTGGTCGGCCCGGCCGCCGCGACGGGGGTGTAGGCGAAGTAGTGGACGCTGTTCGAGCCGCTGTGCCCGTCGTACAGGCCGTCCTCGACGGTGCCTGCCGTCCAGGTATGCCCGGACGGGTCGCGGCTGTTCTCCTCGACCATGGCCAGGGAGACGACCGAGTTGGCGGCCGTGGTGGTGATGGGCGCGCTCATGGTGGCCGTCGAACCGTGCGTGGTGCTGAAGACGGCCGGGCTCGGGTCGACGAACGCGGACCCCCACTGTTCGACGACCATCGAGTGCCGGGACGCCGCTGACGGTGCGCTCACGATCGAAAACGATCCGGGGTTGCCGGTTACCGTGCATACCCACGTCCCCGACCATCCGGCGAAACCGCCCGGGGCGACGATCTGCACCGGCTGGTAGGTCTGGCCGCCGCCGGTCGGCGTGCTCATCGACGTGCCCGTGTCCCACGTGGCCGCCTTGACGACGATCACGTCGCCGTTGGAGACCGTCAGCGCGGCCGAGGTGAGCGTGGAGGAGTCGGCGCCCGGTGAGTACTGGGCGTCGTGCGCGAGCAGGGCCGGGCCGGTCATGGCCTGGCCGTCACTGCATCGTCAGGGCGAGCTGTCCCGACAGGAACCGGGCCGTCTGCCCCAGGTTGACCGGGGTGGGCGTATTGATCGCCCCCCACCACCAGCGGACCGGGGTTCCCGCGCTGTCCCAGATCTCCACACCGGCGACCGTGCAGGCGGGCATGTTCGCGAAGACGATGTCGGCCGAGTTGAGAGCCGGGTTGCCTGCGGTCGCCGCGCCGAACGGGGCAGACTGCGGGGCGTACGACGAGCCGCCCGCGTTGGCGACCTCAGTTCCCGGCGCCGAGTCGGATCCGTTGGCCGTCATCAAGCGGGCCACCAGCGGCAGCACAGGCGCGGTCGTCGAGTTGCCGGTGAGCCAGTTCAGGGTGCGGGCCTCGCCGACGTCGGTCAGGTTGTCTGCCATCGCTACCTCACGGCCAGGTGGTGATACGGGTGGGGGACTGGTCCATCGAGAGCACCTGCGGCGCCTGCGCGAGCCGGGACGGGTTGAACTGCACCACGAGCTGATCGACTTCGTTCAGGCCGGTGAGCCCCCGGTCGAGATAGGTGTTCGGGCTCGGGAACTGCACGGACACGCCCTGGCGGGACAGCGACTGCATGCGCTGCGGCAGTCGGCACGGCTGCCCGGCGATGGCCTTGCCGAGCTCGCAGGCGAGCAGTGACACCGCATCGAGGGCTTCCTGCGGGACGGTACGGCCGAACACCCCGGCCACGGTGAAGACGTTGGTGCCGGAGTTCTTGTCGAAGTCCTGGCATTGCGGCCAGCAGGCACCGTCGGTGCGCACCAGCCAACAGCCGTTGTCGACGCGGTAGGCGGACGGGTCGACGGTGGCGCCGTCCACGCTGATCGAGGTGATCGAGACGACGTTGGGCAGCTTCAGCTCGCAGGTGGCCCCGCAGCAGTTGATGCCCCTGCAGCCCGCGTTGTGCCAGACGCCGTTGTAGATGTACAGCGGGTAGTAAGTCTGGCCCTCGTCGGTACCCCACGGGTTGATCAGGTTGACCGGGTAGGTCTGGTAGAGCGGCGGCAGGCCGGGCGCGTTGCAGGGCCTCAGCGTGAGATCGACGGTGCCGAACTGGCGGCCGGTCAGCGTGTACACGGTGAAGGCGGCCAGGCGCGTCGCCATGGCTTTCTGGGCGTCGGTGAGGCTGTTCCAGGTCATCGTGCAGCCCGAGAAGTCGGTGACGGTCCAGCCGTCGGGAACCGCACTGGTCATGCGCTCATCCTCCCACGCGGAACGGGGGCCGCCCTTGTCGGCGACCCCCGCATTTCCGTGGCCAGCGTGCGGCCTGATAGATCAGCTGGCGCAGCCGCACGACGGGGCGGGTGGCGCCAGGTACGTCCATTGCAGGTGCCGGTGGACGTCGTTGGGGAGGGCGACCAGCAGCTTCTCGGCGGCACCGGTGGTCATGTTGGCGAGCACGTTCTTGGGGCCGGTGCCCCAGTTGGTGCCCTGCTTGGTGCGGCCCTGGACAGCGAACGACACCGCACCGTTTTCGATCTTGAGATCCTGCACGGTGCCCTCGACGATGTACGGCAGCAGGAAGTAGCCGTACGGCACCAGCGAGAACGTGCCGACCGTGACGCACTGGGCGGCGGACATGTTCGTCCACACCTCCAGCGCGAAGTTCCCGGCCGCGTAGTTGCTGGTGCGGGTCTGGAAACCGACCGCCCTCGGGGTGGCCGAGTCGTCCAGGACCAGCGTGGAGCCCGTGATCAGGTTGAACAGCTCCGGGTCGACGTTGGCGAAGGTGATCGTCACCTCGATCCACTTGAGCTGCTTCTTCGACTTCTCGTTGACGACGAGGATGCCAGCAGCATTCGCGACGGTGATCTCAGTGCCGGACTCGACCTGGTCCTGCATTTCCACCGACACGAACCCGGCCGAGACCGCCGACACGCACGAGCCCACCAGTGGGGTGCCGCACCCATCAACGGTCTGGACCCGCATCGTCGTCCCCTGGATAGGGGCCTGACACACGGACACCATGCGCTACTCCTACTTGGTCTGCGCCTTACCCGGGCGCGAGGTGCGCTCGGTCGGCGTGCTCTGCTGCTTGTCGTCCTCGGTGGTGGCGTTCTCCACCCGGGCGGCGTGCGCCCGGTTGATGTTGTCCACCGCGTACGCGTCGCCCGGGAGGGTGGCGCTCAGGTCAGGCTCGTCGCCCTCGGCGGCCGTGGACGGCCAGCGGTCGCCCCGGTCGGCCTCGAACGCCTTCGCGACGTCGTCCGGCACCCGGAAGGACAGGGCGGCGTCGTGCTCGCCGCGCTGCGCCTCCACGACCGACGGGTCGTGGCCCTTCTCCTCGGCCAGCTCGATCAGGCGGGCCGCCGCCTCGTGCTCCGGCTCGTGGTTGTTGATGATCACGACAGCCATTTCAGCTCCTCAGCTCGATTGGTGTGACCGTCCATTACCCCGGTCACATCCCGGCCAAAGAGACCAGGACGAAGAAGGCCACACAGTCGATCGTGATGGCCATCGCCCGCTGCGCGGTCGTCTGCCAGGCGTTGCCGGACCGGTCGAACGTCCTCTCCGGCGGGCTGACCCAGATCTGGTCGTTGCGCCAGATCGTCACGGCGCCGGTGCCAACGATGTACGCGTTGCCCGCCGCCGGGGCGGCCTCGGTCTTCGGCTGGTTGCCGGAGTAGCCCCGGCCGAACGACCACGAGTTGCCCATCGGCGTCGCCATCGCGCCGGTCCTCCGGCTGCCCTGCTCGGGGCGGGGCATCAGGTTGCGCTCGGCGAGGTACGGCGTGAGCGACGGGCGGCAGTGCAGGATGCCCGGATAGCTGTACGCCGACAGGGCGTCCTCCAGCAGGCCGACGCCCTGCTCGATCGGCACGGCCGTGCCCGGCGTCGGGGTGACGTCGAGGATCCCGTTCGAGCCGTTGACGCCATTACCGCTGTTCTGTTGCAGCACCGGCTGCACGTCGGCGTTGCCACCCCAGAACGCCTGTTCGGCGACGAACTGCTCGTTGTCGCTGAGGCGGACACGAACCCGGCGCTCGACCTCGGCGGCGTCGTAGGGGAACGCGCCGGTCTTGATCCCGGCCACGACCTCGAACGGCAGGCCGACGGCCGCGCCGTCGCACGCGTCCAGGGTGGAACCGGCGAGGATCGTGGCGCCGGTGCAGGAGGCAGCGGCGAGTAGGTGGGCCTGGCCGCAGTGCTCTTCCAGGTAGGTGACACCGCCGATGTCGCCGTGATCCGGCATCGGGAACGGCCCGTTGGCGGCCGAGTAGAGGCCGTAACGGATCGTGCCGACGGCAGGCTGCGGTACGAAGACCGGCCCGGCCATGGGCGTGAGAGTCGCCATGCTGTTTCCTCCCCTCGCTTTCCCGAAGGTGGGTTCCCCCGGGGTCTGTGACCCGTCTCGTCGCCGTGCACGGCTTGGACGGACAGCCTCGGGGGAGTCTCGGTTACGGGTTAGTCGGGAAGGTGGTGGAGGCGGTCGCCTGCGCGTTCGGCGCGTAGTTGCCCGCGCCGTCCGGGATCAGGCCGCCCTGGATGTTGGCGCCGACGGTGTAGACGCGGCTGTCGAAGCAGGTCTTCGCGACCAGGATGCCCTGCTCGGTGAAGAGCTGCGTGGTCTTGTTCTGCGCCAGCAGCGTCGAGTCGTAGACGGTGTCCAGGGTGATGATGTCCGCGTTGCCGCGAACCCAGGTGCCCGCCGCGTACAGCATGAACTGCAGGGTGTGCGGGAAGTCCTGGACGAAGTCCGTGGTGGTCGGCGACTGGCCGAACTGCTGCCACGCCGACGGGGCACCGCTCGGGTACTGCGCCCAGTAGAAGGCGTCCTGCCAGTCGTAGATCCACTGGACGCGGGCGCCACGCGCCGACAGCCAGTCGTTGATCTTCTGCATGGTGACCGCGAACTGGTCGGTGCCGTTGTCACCGTCGTAGAACGCCTTGCGGGTCACGTCGGAGCGGATCCAGGCGAGGCACCAGTACGGGAGGACGACTTCCAGCGTCGAGCCGAGCTGCATCCGCTGGCGGTACTTGTAGTCCATGATCGCCATGTCGAGGGCGGTCAGCAGCGTGGACACCACCGAGTGGTCCGTGAACCAGGTGGTACCGGCGCCCGGGGTGTGGCTGGTGACGGCCGACGGCAGCGACAGCGCGGTCGACTGCGTGACCATGGAGTTGATCACGAACGCGTTCAGCTTGTGCGAGTGCGCGACCATCGCGCCCCGCACGAACCGGGCGATCAGCTCAGGGTAGCCCCGCAGCTGCAGCAGGTCGGTCTGGATCGCCAGGCCGTCGGCCTCCAGCCGGGTGTCCGTGAAGGACGGGCAGGGGACGGACATCGTCGGCTTGGTGACACCCGAGATGATCTGCGCCTCGGTGTAGTGGAAGTAGCCGGTGCCGGAGTAGATCGACGAGAAGTCCGGGCCGGTCGTGTACTTGATGCCGCCCCGGGAGACGTTGATCTCCGGAATGTCGAGCATGCCGTCCGAGGACTCCAGCTCGCACAGGTCGTAGAGCACCTCGGACGGGGCGCACCAGCCCGCACCGGCGGCGGTCAGGCTCATCTGCTGGCCTGCCTTCTCGGCGGCCTCGATGCGCTTGCGGGCCAGGTTGACCGACGCGAGCAGCGAGCCGCCCTCCAGGCGCTTCTCGCTGGCTGCGTATTCGATCACGGCAGAGGCGTTTTCCTCGACGCCGCCGGACGCGGTCAGCTCGTCCGGGTACTCCAGCTTGAACTGGGCAATCGGGTCGCGGCGGGAACCGCCCGCACCGCCGAACGCCTTGTACTGCTGGAAACGCTTCTCGACCAGCGCGCCGACCTTGTCCCAGTCCAGCTCCTGGCCCATGGGGTAGTCGGAGTTGTTCGCCCCGGCGAGGATGACGGCCGGAGTCCGGTTCGACGGCTGTTCCGCCGGGACGGCGGGGGTGGTCCGGGAGGCCACAGCCGCAACACCAGGCGCCTTGGCGGCGGCCGTGGTCGCAGCGGGGGTCTCCTCGGCCGGAGTCTCTTCGGCTCCCGTCCCCTCGGCTCCCGCGTCGGTGCCGTCGTCGGCCGACCCGTTGTCCTCGTCGAGGCTGCTTGCGAGGGCGGCGAAGGCGCCTGCGGCGCTGGCCCGGGTGGCGCGGGCCTCGTCGATGCCCTTGACGATCTTGGTCAGTTCGCGAAGGGTCTCGACGTGGTCAGCCGTGACCTCGGAGACCTCCATGTCGGCGAACGCTGCGGCGGCCTCTCGGGCCTTGGCGCGCAGCTCGGTCAGGTCGTCCGTCGACATCGACGAGAAGGCGTAATTGCCCTCGGAGTCGACGGGGACCGAGAAAGGCAGGTTCGGCACTGCGTCCTCTTCACGCTCCTAGCGCTCGGCCGGACCGTAGCAGCACCGATGCACCTCGGGGCGATCATAGCGGGTACCCTGCCGTTCACGGAGGAGGAGGCCGTATATGGATTCAACAAACATCGAGGACTGGATCAATCTGCGCACCACCATGCGCGAGCAGCACCCCGACCTGCCCGACCCCCGCGCGGGGGAGAAGGTGTGCATCGCCTACCCGCACCTGGACACCGTCGGCGCCGCGTTCACCGAGTCGCTGCTGCGGATGGCCGCCTACGACAAGGGGCACGGCAACCACCTGCTGCACAACTCCGGCCTGATGAACAACGGCGCGGTCGCGCCGGTGTGGGGCCGGTCCGTGGAGCTGTCGCACGCCCGGAACACCGCGACAGCCGCGTTCCTGTCCAGTGACGCCGACTGGATGCTCTGGATCGACACCGACATGGGCTTCGAACAGGACGCCCTGGAGAAGCTCCTCGCGGCGGCAGACCCGGAGCGGGCGCCGGTCGTCGGCGGCCTGTGCTTCATCGAGGGCGACTACTCGCACGACTTCCGGGGCGGCCTGCGCTCCAGCCTGGCGCCGACCTTGTACGACTGGTGCTGGGTCGAGCCGAAGAACGGCATGCCGGGTGCTTACAAGCTCGTCAACCGGCAGGACTGGGTCAGTGACAAGGTGACCCGGGTCGGCGCGACCGGCACCGGCTTCCTGCTGGTGCACCGCTCCGTCTACGAGAAGATCAGCGCCTGGTTGCAGGAGCAGGGCGCGCCGCCGCACATCTGGTTCGAGCGGATCCCGGGCCCGGACGGCGAACTGTGCGGCGAGGACATCAGCTTCTGCCTGCGGGTGCACCAGGTCGGGCTGCCCGTGCTGGTGCACACCGGCGTGACGACCACGCACCAGAAGACGATCTGGTACGGGGCGGCCGACTACCGAATGAAGCCGTTCACGCCGCAGGCGTCGAACCTGACGCCGCTGCCGCCGGACCAGTGGCCGAAACTGATGATCAACGCCAACGCCGCGCAGGATGCCGCCGACAACTCGCCGATCCGGGAGAAGCAGGTACCGGAGGCTACCGAGCAGGTCGCGGTGATCGTGCCGGTCGCGAAGCGGGACCGCGCCAAGACGTTCCTCCAGTCGTTGGCCGACAGCCTCACCGAGGGGCAGAAGAGCAGGCGACAGGTACGCGTTTACGTGATGGCCGACGAGGGTGACCTGGACACCATCATGTCCTGGCAGTACGAGGCCGACCGCTATCCCAACATCGTTTTTGATCTTCACCCGTATCTGCGGGAGATGGGCTCCTTCGGCGAGAAGGCCAACCGGGGCTACCAGATCAGCGACGAGCTGTGGCTGTTCCTGGTCGGCGACGACGTCACCTTCCACCCGGGCTGGCTCGATCAGGCGATGGAGGTCGGCCGCACCCGGCCCGACGCGTTCGTCATCGGCACCAACGACCTCGGCAACCCGATGGTCAGGGCCGGGGAGCACGCCACCCACTTCTTCATCCACCGTGGCTACGTGAACGCCGTCGGGTCAGGCTGGGACGGGCCGGGGGTCGTCTGCCACGAGGGCTACCGGCACTGGTTCATCGACAACGAGATCATCACGGCGGCGAAGATGCGCGGCGTCTGGGCGCCGTGCCTCGCGTCGATCGTCGAGCACCAGCACCCGTACTTCGGTAAGGGCGAGATGGACGACACCTACCGCGTAGGCCAGGAGGCGGCGCAGGCCGACGCGGCACTGTTCCAGCAGCGGTACCGCGCCGCCATGGAGGAGGACGCATCGTGAACACTGAGGCGAGGGTGATGCTCATCGGCTCGTTCTCCGGCGACGAGGAGAGCATCACCGAGGAGAAGCTGTTCCCGTTCGACGAGGACGACTACGCGGATCGGCAGCGCGCAGCCTTGGAGATCGCGAAGTGGCTGCGCGAGAAGGCCGACGAATTCGAGGAGGAAGCCCGGTCATGATCGAAAACAACTCGAAGTTCGACGTCAAGCTGCACCCGTTCCCGCACGCCGTAGTCGACGGCCTCTGGGTGCCGGACAAGCTGGCCGACGTCGTGGCCGAATTCCCCGGTCGCGAGGCGCCGGGCTGGCGGGAATTTCGGAACAGCACGGAACGCAAACTGGAGGGCTCCAATGGGGCAATGTGGGGTCCGGCAACCCACGCCCTGCTCACCAACATGGAGCGGCTGGCCGGGGAGCTGTCGGAGGCCTTCCACACCCCGCCCTTGACGATGGAGACGATCGGCGGCGGCTACCACCTGATCGAGCCCGGCGGCTACCTCGCCATGCACGCCGACTTCTCCCGCTCCCCCCAGACCGGCCGCTACCGGTGGCTCAACATGCTGGTCTACCTGAACGCGTCGTGGGGGCCGGAGAACGGCGGAGAGTTGCAGCTCTGGGACGACGACGGCCCGGCCGTCGAGGTGGCCCCCGAATTCAACCGGACCGTGGTGTTCCGCACCTCCGGCAGCTCGTGGCACGGCCACCCGAAGCCGGTCGCCAACCGGCCGCGCCGCTCGGTCGCCGCCTACTTCTACGCGGAGGAGCCGCCCCCGGGCTACGTCGGCGACCACTCCACGCGCTGGCACCCGAAGGAGGTCTGATGATCGAGCACGTGATCACCATCAAGCTGGTCGAGGATCTCGACAGCATGGGCCTGGAAGTGTCGACGCCCGAGACGTTGAACACCGTCCAGGTGGTCGGCGTCCTGGAGATGGCCAAGAAGCAGTTCATCGACAGCAAGCACGAGGCCGGGCCCACTGTGTGGCAGACCCCGGACGGAGACATCTGATGCACCAGGCAGTCCTCGACTGGATCGGCCAGTTCGCCACCGACGAGGATCTCTCGGTCCTCGACATCGGCGGCCGGAACCTCAACGGGTCGACGCGCCCGCTGTTTCCGAACGCTAGCCCGTACCACGTCCTCGACCTGCACGAGGGGCCGAACGTCGACATCGTGGCGGACGCCGCGAAGTGGGTGCCGTCCAACGCCGAGTATTGGCCGTACGATCTGGTGATCTGCACGGAAACGTTCGAGCACACCCCGCACTGGCGGGAGATCATCGCGACCGCGTGGGCGGCATTGCGGCCGGGCGGCTGGTTCCTGTTCACCTGCGCTGGCCCGGGGCGGCCGACCCACTCGGGCATCGAGGCCCAGTGGGAGCTGATCGGCGACGAGCACTACGCCAACGTCAGCCCGGAGGAGGTCGTCGAGGAGCTGTGGGTGCAGGGCTGGACGCAGATCGAGGCCCACCTGCTGGGCACGGACACGCAGGGTGGGGCCGTCAAGCCGATCGAGGTTGAGGTGCTGCTCGGGGCGACGCTGTCTCGGACCGCCTGACCGTAGACACGAAGGAGCCCCGCACCGGCCGCGACGGTTGGTGCGGGGCTCCTTCGTTCGAGGTGAAACACCCGACAGCAGGACTAGCGTACGCGCCTTGTGCGGCGCTTGCGAGCCTGGTGCGGATGGTCCAGGTCGACGGCTACGCCATCGGGGCGGCCGTCGACGACGCGGCCGGACAGCGACCGGCAGCTCTGTCCCAGCTCGGCCTTGCAGACGGGGCAGGCCCGATACCCCTCGGGATAGCCAAGCATGGTCAGCTCCTGAAGAAGAGGGTGGCGATGACGAACGCGACCAGCCAGATCACGGCGAAGATCGCGACGATAGCCAGGACGTAGGGGGCCAGGAGAAGCCCGAGCAGGAAGAGCAGGAGCGCGTAGCTGGGGTGCAGGTGGTGGTGTCGCATGATGTCCTCCGGGTTGGTCTGTCGGTTTTCAGGGTACACCTAGCTCTCCTCATGGTGTAGGCTGTTGGCAGACAGATTGAGGAGGGCCCGTGATCCTGACCCCCACCAGGGCCAACAGCATCAGCCGGTTCCGCATGGCCCAGGACAAGAGCTGGCCCCGGATCGCCCGAGAGCTGGCCGTCGGCCGCAAGGAAACCCACTGGATGTGGTACGTCTTCCCGCAGCTCAAGGCGCTCGCCAAAAGTGAGACGGCCCGCTACTTCGGCATCGCCGACCGGGCCGAGGCCCTCGCCTACCTCGACGACCCCGTGCTCCGTGTCCGGCTGTACGAGTCGACGCAGGCCATCCTGAAGCACCGCACGCCGATGTTCTCGGACACCGACAAGCGCAAGCTGCACGCCTCCATGACCCTGTTCCGTGAGGTCGTGGTGGAGCCTGCCCTGTGTAATCGGGTGCTCGACAAGTGGTATGAGGGGGAGCCGCACCAGCTCACCCTGGACGCGCTAGCCGGTAAGCCGATCCCCGTGCAGAAGGTCCGGCCCGCGCAGTTCAGGCAGGAACGGCTCGGCGAATGGCGGCACAACCCGCCCCGGCGCGGCGCCGGGGACCCGATGGACCGCAGGGAGATCGAGCGGCTGGTGCGCGGATACGGACTTTCGGCGGACGCCACTCGACGCCTGGTCGGCGAGTGGCTGGACGACCGGCGGCGCGCGATAAACGTCGCGTGGGACGAAGCCGACCAGGCTTTCAACAGGTAGGAGGAACCAGTGGGAGACAACCCCAACCCGTACGGCGGCGGAGGCCGCAAGAAGATCACCAAGCAGCAGATCAAGAAGTCGCAGCAGGGCGGCTCGCACAAGAAAGGCTGCTGCCCCATGGTCGCGGCCGTCCGCTCGGTCAAGGACGGCAACCTGCGGCTCACCTACCGCTACACCCGGGCCAGCATCCGCGTGCTGGGCCAGCGCGCCACCGGGCGGCCCGTGGGGGTGTGGGCCTGATGGCCAAGAAGACCAAGACCATCCGCGTCAAGCCGCATCCCGACCCGTTCTACGGCCACCCCGGGCACCCGGGCGGCCCCAAGACGGGCTGCTGCTCAATGGGCGCGGCTCTGCGGTCGGTGAAGCGAGGCCAGTTTCGGCTGGCCGCCCGCTACGCCCGCGTCACCGTCCGCGTACTGGGCCAGCGCGCCACGGGTCGCCCCGTCGGCGTGTGGTCCTGATTCTCAACGGCTAGTCAACCAACCAGAGGAAGGCGCACACATGCGCATCAGTCAGAAGCTCGCCGTCGCGTTCGTGTCCCTGTTCGCCGCCGGTGGCGCCCTCGTCGGCGCCAGCCAGGCCCCGGCGATGGCGGCCATGCAGGGGCCTGCGGGATACGTCACGTTCTGGGACGGCTGCTCCAGCGGCAACACCGTCGGCTACTGCGGGGCAGCCTGGCCGATCCCGCCGCAGTCGGTGGGCACCTGCCACTCGGTGCCGTCGGGCGCCAACGACAAGTTCTCGGCGTTCAGCAACAACACCAGCCACAACATCCGGGTCTGGACGAACGCGGGTTGCGGCTCGGGTGGTGGCAGCTCGGCCGTGCTGTACGCGGGCACTGAGACGGGCCAGCTCGCCTCGGGCTTCAACAACAAGATCAGCTCGTACGTCTGGACCAGCTAGATCCCAACGCGAAAGGCCCCGCCCCGGGGAACCGGGCGGGGCCTTTCGTCGTTTGGTGTGGGTGCTGATGTTTAAGGACCGCCCAACAACCCGCCGACTGCTCCCACTGAGGTCCGTGAGGCGGGCGGGTTCGTCAGCTTGTTTTGCGCCAGGTGGCGCCCGACTGCTTCGCCGCGAACGCCTTCACCTCGGTCTCACGCACGGCCGCGAACGTCTTGGTCTTCGCCTCGCCGTTCTCGGTGTACTTCACCTCGTAGTTGCCGAGGGCGGAGCCCCCACCGGCACCACAGTTACAGGGCATGTCTCTCCTCCTACTCGATCAGGGCGTCGATCAGACCGCCCATGGCGCCATCGTAGTTGAGGATCACGTCGTCGGCGGTAGCGGCGGCCACCAGCTCCCGCCACTCGGCCGCCTGCGCCTCCCGCTGCTTCGCCGCCTCCTGCTCGGCGAGGATGCCCCGGGCGATCTCCCGGCCCAACGCGACCGGGTCCAGGGTGCCCGCCGACGCCGTCAGAAGCTCCGTGTCGCCCTCGTCGATGACGCGGGGCAGCGACCCGGCAGCGACGAGCGAAAGCAGCTCCTCGTCCTCCTCCATGCCGGAGATGACGGACGCGGCGAGCATGCGGGGGATCGGGAACCCGGCGGTCGGCACGTGCAGGGCGGCCACCATCTCCAGGTTGCCGCCGATCCGGCGCCAGTCGCCGGACAGCGGGTTGGCCCGCATCGCCCGTAGCGCCTCGTCGTCGGCGTCCGGCGCGACCGCCCCGGCCACCCAGATCCCGTACGCGTCCTCGCCCGCGCGCACGTAGGCGCCGACGTGGTTGGTCTGGTCGTAGTGCTCGGCGGCGGCCCGGTAGCCGAGGTTCGGCCCGGCGTGACCGCCCTGCCCGTAGGTGAGGCGGCCGACCGCGATACGGCCGCCGTCGGCGGTGACGGTCTCGCCGGTGTGGAAGTAGGCGTACGAGGTCTTCGACTTCGGCGGCTTCACGCACGAGGAGCCGATGCCGACGTGGCAGGTCTCCCACACGGCGACGTGCCCGTAGACGCGGCCGTCGTCGCCGATGTGCAGCGGGGTCGGCCCTTCGAGCTTCGGGTCGTCGAACCACTCTCGGGGCGGGTCGGCCGGGGTCGCCCCGGCGATCAGAGCGGCCATCTTGTCTCCGGCCTTCCAGTTGTCGGGCAGGCTGCCTTCACAGCCCTTGCGCTTCGCGATGGCCATCAGCCGCGCCTTGAACGTGCCGTACGGGATCTTCGGGTCGGCCCGGCCGTAGGAGGACACCGCGTCGCCGATGTCCGAGCAGGAGGCGATAGGGAACCGGCGGCCTTTCGGGTCGACGAAGTCGGCCGCCTTGAGGCCCTTGCGGACGTCGGTCTTGGTGACGTCCGGCGCCGCGTAGGTTCCGCCGCCGACGCCGGGGGCGTTCTGGGCTTCGTCGCCGGGCGGCTCGGGCTGGCCGTCCTTGCTCGGGCGGGGCAGCTTCTTCTTGGCGAACTCGGCGTATTCGTCGTCGGTCAGCCAGATGCCGGAGGCGAACTCCTCGTCGTCGGCGTCCTTGTCGCAAGGGACTTGCTTGCCTCGTTTGTCCTTGCAGATCGCGAACTCTGCATCGTTTTCGATCTTGTCGTCCCAGTCGACAGCATCCCACTCGATCGTCATCTCGGCGCCCGCGACGATCGCGGCGGTGGTGCCGTCGACGTTCGGGTCGTGCGAGTCGATCGGGGTCAGCTTGGCGTGGCCGGACAGCTCAGCGAACGCGGGGATGTGTACGAGGGTGGCGGACGCCATCCGGCCGGAGCGGATGACCCGCAGGCGGGGCCCGTCGTACGCCTCCTCAGCCATGACCGGCTCGGCCTTCGCGCAGCCGCAGTCCGTGCCGGTCGCGGAGGCGTGCGCGAGCTTGGCCGCCTTCAGCTTGCCGCGCATCTCCTTCTTCCAGGCGGCGTAGGCCTTCGGCTCGGGGACGTGCTCGACTTCCTGCTGGTCGAGGTCGACGGAGGGGCCGATGACCTTGTTGTTGACGAACATGCGGGCGGCGGTGGCCGCGTTGCGCACCTCTTCGGGCCATTCGTCGTCGTCGTAGAACTCGCCCTTGGCCGGGAGGACGCCGTCCTTCTCCTTGCCGATGTGGCTGATGTGGCCGACGACGACGGCGCCTTGGTGGCCGCCGGTGTCCTGCGGGACGTACCGCAGGGGCAGCGGTAGATTGCGGTGCCCCAGCGCGCCCTCGTCGAACTGGCGGCCGTCGCCGGTCGGCTTGCCGATGACGGCGAGCGGCATCTTCCAGCCGGTGCCCATGCGCTACCCCTTCGCTTCGTTGCTGGTCAGGATACGGCGTCAGCGGATCGTCGCGAGCATTAAGACGAGTGCGCCGCCGATGATCAGGAGCGACGGGCCGAGCAGCTCCCAGAGCAGGTCGGAGCCGCGCATGAGGCCCTCGGAGATGTCGTTGAGGATCTTGTTCATGACTGGTTCACCTCTTTCTGTCGGCTCGGATCGTACGCCAAGGCATCCACCAGCACAGATGTTCTACAGGCCTTTTTGGTCCGGCAGGTCGGCCGGGTCGTCCCACACCTGACGTGGCGTGGCCTCGATCCGCTCGATCAGCGCCTTCACGTCGGCGGGCACTTGATCCCACGAGTCGGCCTTGCCGGTGCCCATGATGATCTGGTCCCGTTCGTCGGGGGTGGCGTCGTGACCGCTGATCACGTCCACCACCCGCTCGTAGAGCTTCTGCCGGGCGGGGCCCATGTCGTCGGTCACTTGTCGGCCTCCTGGATGATCAGGACAGAACGGTTGAGCCAGTTGAAGCCGGGCAGGCCGGGGGCGGCGATGTGCCGGGCCCACCCGCCGGTGTCGTTCGTGGTGTCGTGATCGATCTGGATGCCGTCGACACCCTTGGCGGCGGCCCAGCGACCGGCGTCATACAGGGTGCCCTCCTCGTGCTTCGCCCCCTTAGCCTGCGAGTAGCGGGAGCTGTTCGCCCGGGCCTCCTTCTGGATGCCCTTGTACTTCTCGATCACCGCCGACTTCGGGATCAGGATGCGCATCACGCTGTTCTTCGAGTGGTCGGAGTACTGCTGCGCGACGCGGCGCTGCGTGGCCAAGTAGTAGCCGTTGCCGAAGATGCCCCGGCCGTACCAGGCGGGCCCGGAGCGCATCTGCTCGTGGATCTGGGCGGCCGACAGCCCGCCGTAGGTGCCCTTCACGCCGCGCCACGCCTCGATGTAGTCGCCGGTCGCCAGGAGCCGATCCATCTCAGCCTTCGACACGACGGTCGGGGTGTCATCGAAGCCCTGGCGGGCGCCGATCGCGGCGAGACGACCGTCGGCGGTCTTGCCGTCGTAGGCCTTGCGCTCCTGCTTGATGTCCTGCCGGAGCTGGTCGCGGGCCGCCTTGTCGCCGACCAGGTTCTTGCCCTTCGACTGCTTGTGGGCGTACGGCCAGGCGTTGAAGTTGGCCGGGGCCTGACGGCCGCCGGACGGCACCGCGAGGCGGCCCTGGCGCCGGGTGATGGGTCCGGGCCGAGCTATCTGGCCCAGCGTCGTCCCGGCCGGGCCGCCTTGCGGGTACAGGCTGATGACGTTCTGCTCCAGCTTGCCGCCCGCGATGGGCCCGTGCAGCTTGCCCTGCGCGTCGAGGGCCCGGATCTCGTCGAGCGTCATCCACTTCGCGTCGGACGTCTCAGCGCGGGCGTGAGCGGTCGACAGGTTCGGGGTGAACTGCTTGTCGATCTGCGCCGCGACGGTCGTGTACTTCCACGAGTGGCCGGGGATCGAGTAGGTGTGGTCGCCGTGGATGACGGCGTCCTTGAGCTGGTCGTCTTTCAGGCCCAGCTCTTCGAGGGTCTCGCGGGCGGCGCCCTGGTGCGGGGTCTCCTTCGAGTCGATCGCGCCGCCGGGGAACGTCCACTTTCCGGGGTCGGAGATGGCGGGGCCGCGCTGCACCATCAGGTAGCGCTCTTCGCCGGTGTGCGGGTCGACGTGCTTGATCAGCAAACCGGCCGCGCCGTACTCACCCCAGACGCGGTTGTGGCCCGGCGGGTAGATCCACTTGTCGCCGGACTTGCCGCTGTCGCGGGCCTTGACGAGGGCGCCCTTGAGCGGGGTCGCGTAACGCTGCTGGCCGGGCACCGCGTTGGCCGGAGGAATGATCGCGCCGGGCGGCTGCGAGCCGAGCGGCGTACCGGCCGGAGTGAACCGGTCGATCAGCTTTTTCGCCTTGTCGGCCGACGGGCCTTTCGCGGTGGTGGCGATGAACGACAGGTCGGCGAGCAGGTGCTGCTGCTCCTGCGGGTTGAGGTGCTGGTGGAAGTCGCCGCCGCGCAGAGCCCCGTACGTCTTGAGCTGGTGGGCCATGGTGTGCGACTTGAGGTGCACGCCGTAGAGGGTGTCGAGGACGTCCTGCACGTGCGGCGGCACGTTCGCCTGCACGGTCGGCACCATCCCGGACGGGTTGTTCGTGGCCATGCTCGGGTGGAACTTGGCGGTGAACAGCTGCTGGTCGGGGCCGGGCATGGTGCTGACGCGCGCGTCGATGGCCTCCCGGAACGGCGTGGGAAGGTCGTCGTAGTCGGCCTTGTCGAGCTTGCTCAGTGCCTGCCGGACGTCGGCGTCGGAGTAGCGGGCGCCCGGGAACGGGGCGGTGTGTGTGACGGCCTCGTGCTGCTCGTGGTTGAGGGGGCTCGGGTTGTTCGGGGTGCGATGGCCGATGTCCCGGGCGTACTGGGCTTTGTAGCGGGTGCCGAGCGGCACCGTGCTATCCCGGGCGATGCGGTCCAGATCCTGCTCGATCTTCAGCTTGGAGGACATGTCGAGCTGATCGAACTGCGTGCCGGTGAGCGCCGTGTAGGCCTGTACGCGGGCGTCAGGGGTGACGATCTGCGTGCCGTAGTTGGCGATGTCGGCGGCGTTGCGCTGGCTGCGGTTGGTGTAGGTGCGACGGTCGCCGTTGAGGTGCGCCTCCAGGGAGGCGGGCATCACCTTGAACGCGTTGTCGCCCGGCCCCCAGACGTGGGTCGGGCCGCCCAGCTCGGCCCGTTTCTGCATCTCGTCGAGGCGGGCGCTGATGGCGTTCTGCACGAACGGCGGGAGGTCCTGGTAGTCGTCCGGATCGAGGCGGCGGTAGGCGTCCAGGTCGAGGGCGGAGGTGCCGAACCGGTCGGCGGCGGCCTTCAGGGCAGCGTCCACCTCGGGCTTGTTCGGCGCGCCTTCGAGCTGGCGCAGGGTGATGTACGTTTCGGTCTTCGCGTGGTCGTTCGCCAGGAGGGCGATGCGGTTGGAGAGCACCTTCTGGACCAGGTCGCGCTCGTGGTCGGGCAGGTCGCGGAACTCCTTCAGCCTGCCGTCGGGGACGACTGGTTTCCCCGAGTCGATGCCGAGGAGTGCCCGGACAAGCGCCTCCCTGGTGGTGTGCGACCAGGGGCTCTTGGGGTCGAGGCCGGTGCTGATGGTGTGCAGCCGCAGCGCTTTGACGGCTTCCGCGTGGATCGGGTGGGCGTTCTTCAGATCGTCGCTGGACGGCTGAAACAGCCGTTCCATGTCGAACTGGCTGAGGCGAGGGGCGGGCTGGAAGTTGTGCTCGCCGGACGCCTGCTGGATGGCGTCGTAGATGCCGTTGTGCTTGCCGGCGCGGTAGTCGGCCTCGACCATGTAGGCGCGCTGGTGCAGCGGCAGGGACGGGTTGTCCTCCGCGATGCGCTGCGCCTCCCTCACCACCTGGGCGTGCGGGTCGTCCTTGACGCCGGTGACAATGGGTGCCTGGACGCGGGCCGACAGCCATTCACGCCGGAGTCCGGTGGCGTCGATCTTCCCGGCGCGGTAGTCGGCCTCGGCCTGCTTGAGCCGCTGCACGCCCGGGTGGTGGCCGGTGAAGTCGACGACCGCCTTCTCCGCGGCCTTGTCGGCCGGGCGGGCGGCGTGCACCTCGATCAGGGCGTCGACGATCTTCCGCTTCTCGTCGGGGGTGAGGCTGTCGTACTGGGCTTTCGTGATGCCGGTGAGCGCCTTGACGCGGTCGTCGAGGGGCATCTTCGGGTCGTCGGCGGCCTTGAGGGCGGCGGCGACGGCCGGGTGCGGCCCGGTCGCGTTGGCGATGCCGGTCTTGGTGGCCTCAGCGTGGATCTCGCCGACCGACACGGTGTGGTCGAGCTTGCCGGTCGGCTTCGTCGTGCCGACCAGGATCCGGCCGTAGGAGGCGGCCTTCTCCTTCTGCTCCTTGCTGGCCTGCGGATGGGTGGCGATGAAGGCCAGTCGGGAGGTGATGGCCTTCTTGTCGTCGTCGTCGAGCTTGCCCGCCTGCTCGGGGGACAGCCGGGCGACCGCCTTGAGTACGTCGTCGGGCTTGCCGCCGCCTCGGGCTGCCTTGACGGCTTCGTTCATCGGGTCGCTGTAGCCCTTGGCGGCGGCCGAGGTGTTGCCCGGGGCTACAGCCGGAGCGTGTGAAGATCCAAAACGATCGAGGAGATCGCGCGCGGCCTGCTGCTTCTTCGGGTCAAGGAACTTCGCCCGCGCGTCGGCCAAGTCGTCACGGATCTGCTTCTTCTCGCCGTCGGGCAGCGCGTCGAAGTCGGCCTTCGACAGCTTGGCGTAGGCGTCGAGGTGCGTCTTGGCCATCTGCGCCTTGGGCGCGGTCCGGTTCGCCACCGCCCTGGCGTGCTGGATGTGAGCGGCAGTGCCGGGTGCGTTCGGGACGGCGGGCTTGATGCCGCCGGGGGTGGCCGTGGGTGCCGGGGCGGCCGACGGCTTATTGGGCAGGGAGACGAGGATGCCGGACTGCTTCGGCAGGAACTGCAGCTCCTTGCCGTCCTTGTCGGTGATGTACCACTGCCCGGCGCCCTTGGTGATGAGCTGGTGCTGGTGGCCGGGCCCGACGCCGACGTCGTGGAACGTCTTCTCCGCCCGGGTGCCTTTGCCGTAGGTGATGTCGACGGCGCCATGCTTCTTGATCAGGCCCTGCGCGGCGAGGGGTGTCACCCGGCTGGCGATCGACGGAGCAGAAGGGCTCGACGGGCTGGCAGGGGTGGACGGCGCCGCCGGAACGGTCGAAGGCGACGGCGCCGCACCCTTGGTGATACCCAGCTTCTGCCGGATATCTGCCGCCGCCTGCTTCGCGGTCTGCGACTGCCCGGCGTCGATCGCGTCGAGGTCGTCGGCCAGCTTCTTCTTGCCCGCGTCGTCGAGCCGCTGGTAGTCGGCCTTGTCGAGCTTGCGGTATATAAATACCCGCGCCGACGGGGATAGCTGGGATCCCGGGTCCTGCGCCTTCTTCACCTGGTCGACGACGTCCGGCCCGGCAGGCTTCGCCTTCGGCGCGGTCGGCGGCGTAGCGGGAAGGCCAGGTAGGCCGGTGCTCTTGCTGGCCTGACCGAGGCTGACCTTGCCCGGCGTGCTGGACGGCCCGTTGACCGGGTTGAGGACCGGCACGACCTTGCCGCTGGGCGTGGTGACGGTTCCGGCCGGGCGGAACGTCTGGGTGGGCTTGGTGCCCGGGGCGGGCAGCTTGGCGAGGAGCTCGTCGGCCTTCTTCTGCTGCGGGCCGAAGCCGCGCTGCTTGATCGCGGCCAGCTCGTCGCGGATCGTCTTCTTGTCGGCGTCGGAGAGGCTGTCCCACTCCTGCGGGGTGATCTTCGCGGCCTTGTCGAGCTTGTAGGTGTCGGTGACCTTCGGCTGCGTGATGACGAACGCGGGGCCGCGACCGGCGACCGACGGCTTCTTGCCCTTCGGGCCGAGCGGCAGCGGAGGCGGGGTCTTCACCTGCACCCCGGCGGCCTGCGACACGGACTGGCCCGCCTTGTGGGCCTGCCCGCCTGCGAGGTCGGCCTTCTGGTTGACCTGGTGCAGAGGGACGGGGGTGGCGGCGTGCGCCGGGTGGCCGGGGGCGGGCTTCGGTTTGATCTCCTGCAGCAGGTGCCGGGGGATCGGCTTGCCCTGCGCCTTCAGGTCGTTGATGCGCTTGACGCGGCGCGCGTTGGCCTTACGTACGCGCTCACCTTCGAGCTGGTGCCAGGCGCCCGGGGACACGCTGTGCAGGGTGTGCTTCCAACCCTTGCACGGGCCCGGGTGCAGCGGGTTGCGGCAGGCGACGAGGGCGTCGCAGGTGTCATGCGCGTCGTCGTCCTGGTTGGTCCAGGCCTCCATCGCGGAGAGGAGGCTGATGCCCGGCGGCGGGAACGGGACCTGCTGCCCGGCGGCGATCAGGGAGGCGACGACGCTCTGCGCGAGCCTCGGCACGTCGAGCGGCTGACTGGAGGTCTTCCCGTTGGCGCGACCGCCGAGGGTGAGCAGGCTCCCGAGCGTCGTCATGCCGTCATCCTACCGATTGTTTTTGATCTTCAGCGGTCGACACGGGTGTCGTAGCGAGCGCCATCTGCGCCTTCAGCCATCGGTCCTCCTCGTGCCAGCGACGGGCGCGCAGCCACTCCTCGCGGGTCGTCGAACGACCCTCCCTCACAGGCGCCCAGCACATCTCGCACATCAGCCGCGACCGGCCTCCTTCAGCGTCTTGTCCTCGGCCGCCTTACGCTGTTTCGCCGCCTGCGCGGCCTTCGCCTTGTGGTAGGCGGCCCGCTGCTTCGGGGTCATCTTCTTCAGTTTCGCCTGCTCCCGGCGCCGCTCCAGGATGCGCTGCGCGCGACGCTCCAGAGTGTCGTGCTTGGCCTGAGCGCGGCGCTTCGCCGTGGCGTCCATGCGGTCCTGCTCGGCGGTGTCCCGCTGGGCCTGCCGCTTCGCCCGGTCGTTGTCCGACGCGGCCTGCTTCAGGGTCTGCTGGTGCGGGCGCAGCGCCTTCTGATAGTCGGCGACCGCCCGGCGGGCCATCGCGGCCAGCTTCGGGTTCCGCTTCGCCTCGGCGGCGGCGACGGCCTGCGCCTGCGCGATGGCCGTGGACAGGCCCTTGACGGCCACCTGAGCCTTCTGGACGGGATCCTTGGCGGTGGCGTCCTGCACGCCGGGCTCGTAGCCGTTGCGGTGCTGGCCTTTGCAGAGGCCGGGCTTGTGTGTCTGCATGCAGAACTCACCGGTCCTGCATGCGGTCTGCATGAGGGTGAAGCCGGAGGCGGTGATCCGGTGCTGGCGGTTGTCCATCCTCGTCGGCTCGTTTTTGATCTCCATCAGTTCGGTGCACCGGCAGTTGATCACCTGATCGGCAGGGGCGTCAGCGGCGTGCGGGTGCATCATCAGCACCGCACCCCCCGGGCCGAGCCGGAACGGGTGCCCCCACGGCTGCACCTGCCCGTCGGCCTCCCGATGGTCCGGGCGGGTGCGCTGGTCGTCGGTGGCCAGCCAGCGGTGCACGAACTCGGTGTCGTCGTCGGCGTCGGCCACCATCGAGAACGCGTCGTGCAGGCCACCGTTGTAGGCGCCCACCACCTCGGTGCGGGCCACCGTGCGGGCGCGGTCCTTCCATCGCTGTATCCCGGCGTCGGTGAACAGCTCCTCCACCTGCGCGGTGACGTCGGGGATACTGGCCCCGTTGGTGGTGCCACTGTCGATGATGTGCTTGACGAGGCCGAACACCTCGTCGGGGACGCGCTGTAGCCGGTTGGCCCGGGTGGCGATCCAGTTCCGGACGAACGGCCGGGACTCGAACAGGGTGCCGTCGGCGAACAGGTCCCGGTAGGGGGCGGCGAGGACGTCGCGGGCGACCTGCTCGCTGTACTGCTCGGTGAGGGCGTGCCACTTCGGCGTCTGCGAGAAGACGGCCATCGGGTCGGGGACGAGGGCGAGCCGGGCCACGCCACCGGCGAAGATCGCGATGCGGACGGCGGCCAGCCATTCGAGCATCATGTCGAGGTACGCCTCATACAGGGGCGGCTCGTACTGGGCGAAGACCTCGACGGCGGCCTGCTTCTGGGCCTGCGCGGTGGGCAGGGTGGTCGGCTGGGTCATTGCTGGTCAGGCCCCATCTCCTGCTCGTTTTCGATCATGGTGCAAGGTCTCGGCGGGCCTGCTGCAACGTCGCCTTGAGCAGGTCGGGGTCGTGCGGGACGCCCCGCGTGAGCAGCTCCCGGCAGTAGCCGCCGAGGAGGTCTTCGAGGGCGTCGGCGTCCACGCCCAGCTCGGGCGCCTGCTCCCGCACGTGTGTCCACGCCCCGGCGAGCAGCGACGGCACCTTGGCCTGCTCGGCTATGACGCGGGTGTGCAGCAGGTGCTTGGGTACGGCGTGGCGGGCGCGTTGCGGGCCGGGCACGAGTCGGCCACCGGCCAGCTCCATCGCCCGGCGTACGGCGGCGTCAGCGGCGTAGAACAGCGGGTCCTGCATGGCCTTGGCTGACGCGGCGAGCTGGGACAGCTTCTGCCCCCGGATCGGCTTGACGTTCCCGGCTTCGGCGTCGGCGACCGACGGCAGGTTGGGTAGCGGCCGGTTGCCTGCGTCGGCCGGTTCGGTTCCGGCTTCGTCGTAGCCGGGGTCGCCTGGCATGAGGTCGCCTTCGGCGGGGGCTTCTGGCGGGGCTGGTTGTGCGGGGGGCTGGATCTTCGGCAGGCCGAGAATCTTCTGCACCTCGGGGTCGGCGGCGTAGGCGGGCTGGGCCTGCAACAGCGACTTGACGATCTTGTAGACGCGTTCCTTGTCGTCGGGGGCGTCGTCGTCGGTGAAGGCGGCGTTGTCGCGGGCTGACGCGTCGGAGATGAGGCCGTTTTCGACGAACTGCAGGGCCTGGTCGGAGCGGTTGGGCCGGACGGTGAGGGCGGCGATGTCGAACCAGAGGGTGTACTTCTCCGGGTCGGTGACGTTCGCGGCTTTGAGGGCGGGCTGGAAGTAGCCGATGTTGAGGGCGTCGGCGAGCTGGATGAGCAGCGGCTCAATGTGGATCTTGATCGAGGACTCTTCGATCTGCCACCCGGACCAGTGGTTGGTGCCGCCCATGCCGGTGAGGACCTCGGGCGGGATGTCCAGGGACATCGCCATCCGCTTGACGGCCTCGGACCGCATGTCGATGATCTTGTCACTGATCTGCGACTCGAACGTCAAGTGTTTGATCTTGTCCAGCGCCTCGGGCGCCGCCTGCAGGATGATCGGCACCAGCGCGGCGGCCGAGTCCCGCTGCTGCAGCGACGTCGCCATCGTGCGCTGCAGCAACTGCGTCAGGCCCTCGATGCCGGTCTGCTCGATCTCCCCGGGCACGCCGGGCGTCTGCCGGGGGAAGTCGATGCCGTCCGGCACGAGCAGCATGCCCGCCCCGGCGAGCCGGGAATCGAGCTCGGCGAACACCCGCTTGGTGGCCTGCTCCATCTCCCGCAGCACCGGAAGGATCGCCCGGGTGGTCGAGTCGGCGGCGTCGTGGCGGCGCGGGTGCGGGTTCCACACCCGGATGAGGAGGTCCTTCTGGGGGTCGAGCTTGTAGGTGCCGCCTCCGTGCGTGATCGACCGCTTGATCATGATGTCGTCGCCCCGGCGGAACACCTCCGACGACGAGCACACGTACCACTTGTCCTGGTCGGGTGTGCCGTCCTGGCCGGTGTTCTGGTAGCCCTCGGCGACGATGAACACGTCCCCGGCGACCATCATGTTGATGCCCATCAGGCGCTGCGCCTGCGCCTTGGCGGCCGGGGTGCCGAACATCGTCTCGGCGATGGTCTTCACCCGGGCGTCGGTGGCCTCGTCGCCGACGGTGCCATCGTTGCTGATCTGGGCGGCGTACATGCGGCAGCGGCTGATCGCGTTGCCGATCCAGTTGACGACGAACCGCAGCTCGCCGCAGATGTCGTAGTGGCGCCACGCCTCCCACTGCCAGCGGTGGTCACCGAGCTTGAACATCTGCCACGAGGTGGCGTCGCCGAGGTTGATCGGCACGGCGGCGCCGATGAGGGAGGCCCGCCGCTCGGCGGCGCGCAGGTCGGCCTCGGTTCCCCGGTCCGGCAGCGTCCCGGCGGGCACGACCTTACGCTTGATCAGCCCCACCCTGTCTATCCCTTCACGCGGCCGAGAACACCAGCGGCGGCGGAGAGGACCAGCACGTAAGCGGGCACGTACAGCCACCAGTGTTGGCCGTAAGCGTAGATGATCGGGGCGGCGGGGATACCCAGCCAGATCGACAGGCACCAGGGGCAGCGGAACAGGTAGGCCAGCTTGTCGTGGCCGCGCACGACGAGGGCGAGCAGGAACCGGTCGCGGGGCTCCTCGATCAGCTTGTCGTCGACGAGGAAGACGATCACGCGGGCGAACGCGATGGCGTAGATGAGCCAGAGAACGGGAAGGCCGGGCATGACCCCATCGTAGGGGGGACGCCCGGCCTCGACGTGCAGGCGGTCAGAGCCAGTAGCGTCCTTCGCGGTAGACGGTCTGGGCCAGGTCGAACGTGTCCCGGTCGAACAGGACCAGGGTGACCCGCTGCACGTGCCGGTAGCGGCGGGAGCTGATCGCCTTCAGGGCCTGCTCGATCGCGTCCTTGACGGGCCAGCCGTACACGCCGGAGGAGATCAGCGGGAAGGCGACCGTCCGCGCGTGGAGCTGGTCGGCGACCTTCAGCGACGAGGTGTAGGCCGACCGGAGCTGCGCCGACCGGTCTTCCTTGGTGGAGTAGACCGGGCCGACGGTGTGCACGACGTAGCGGGCGGGCAGGCGCCCGCCCCGGGTGGGAACGGCTTCGCCGACCGGCAGGCCGTCGGGGTAGAGGGTGTCGCGGATGGCCCGGCACTGGGCGAGGATGGCCGGGCCGCCCGCCTTGTGGATCGCCCCGTCCACGCCGCCTCCGCCGAGCAGGGACTGCTTCGCGGCGTTGACGATGACGTCGCTGCGGCGCTTGGTGATGTCGCCGACTTCGAGGTCGATGACGGGGGCCTGCTTGCGGGAGAAGAGCTTGAACAGGTTCATGGTTCCTCCTTGGCGGTCTGTCTGCTGACAGAATACAGCCCCTCACCTGAGCAGGCAAGGGGCTGTATGCAACCGGGCGGGAATCAGCTCGCAGGCGCCCCGACCGCGAGGTCGCCCGTCGCGGCAGCCTCGCCGAGGATCTCGTACGAGGTGCGGGCGTCCTCCCAACGCCAACCCGCGACGCGCAGGGCGCTGGCCTCGTCGAACGCCTCGACGACCGTCTTCAGCACGACCCCGGCCGGGCGGGTGACGACGAATGTCTTCCGCTCCGGCAGGTGCGGCAGGCCGAAGTCGTCGAGCACCTCGTTAGCGCCCGGTACGCAGATGTGCGGGCCGGAGATGGTCGCCAACGCGATGGTCTCCTGCAGCACGGCGAGGGTGGCGTCGACGGTCTGCGGGGCGTCGTCGGGGACGACGTTGCGCTCGCCGTCCTCCGGGCCGGACTCGAACGTCGGTTCGTCCGTGGCCTCGACATTCGTCACGACAGGGTTCCTGCTCTTCAGGACCTCCAGCCGCTCCTTGAACTCGCGCAAGGCTTCGGCCCGGTCATCGCCGCCCACGGTCATCGTGACCTTCCCGCTGACTGGGGCCGACAGGACGTAGATGTTGTCGGTGATGATGCGGTCGGTGATGCCGAGCTTGGCGAGCTTCTTGTTGAGCCACTCGGCGCGGCGCTGCCTGTCCCAGCTCCGGCCGATGTCGGAGTTGTCGAGCTCCTCCTTCGCCATCTCGAAGATGAAGCTGCGCAGGACGGTGAGCTTGCGGGCGTCGTCGGCGTCGCCGTGGTCGTCGAGCCATTCGCGCCAGTCGTGCGCGCCGTCGATGTAGGTCATGTCGGGTGTCCCCTCCGTTGGTCGGTGCTGTCAGCGCTCACGCTACACCGAGAGCGCGGTGGCTGTCCATTCGGAATGGACGTAGGTGCCGGGGGCAGGATTTGAACCTGCCATCCGTCGGGCGCTATCGGGCTACCCGCTGCTCTGCCTGTTGAGCTACCCGGCTTGAGACCCTGCCCGCCGTACCGCGTTCGACGTCGCCTCAGCGCCTGTGAGCTTCTGGCGGGCCGCGTTCTGCGGCCTAAGCGGGCAGGGAATATTCACATCACCCGGGGGCGTGAGCCCGAGGCGCCGGGGACGACTGTCAGAGTGCGACGAGCAGGAGGTAGAGGCCGAGGACGGCCACCACGTCGCCGACGACAAAAAGGGCGCAGGCGAGCACGAGGGCGGTCGCCAGAGTGCGCGCCTGAACGGCGACAGGCACCACGCTTATCTCCAGGGCGGCGGCCAGGATCAGCAGGAGGACGCCGACGGCGATCATCATTTCGTGCCCCGGCCGAAGAACTTGGCGAGCTTCGCGGCGGTGGATTCGCCGGTCTTCGCCTTCGCCTGCTTGGCCTTCTTCGCCTGAACGCTCTTGGCGGCCTTCTTCTTGTCGGCCATGTCAGAGCACCTCGTCCCGGGCAGCCCAGAGGAGCCGGGTAACGCTCGTCGAGGGCGGGGCGCCGTCCCACTTGGGGGCGTGCGGCAGCTCGGGGACGTGCTGGAAGTCGTCCCAGTGCTCCAGCTTGTAGTGGTAGGTGACGGTGCCGGTGGGCAGGTGCAGGCCGACGATGAAGTAGCCGTCGAACATCGGGTCGTCGTCGGGGTGGTGGGCCTTGGAGCGCCAGGCTGCTCCGGCGGTGATGCTGCCGAGCACGACGGCGAGGCAGGCTGTCAGGGCGCGGCGGTGGTCGTACAGCTCACCGAACGTGTGGTCACCGTCGGACACATCGTCTGCGGCATCGAGGAGCCACGCCTCGGCGCGCTTCCCGTCTTTCACCTGGTAGAAGGTTTTCACGGGGCGGGTCATGCTGCTTCTCCTCCTGCGTTTTTGATCATGCGGTGGCGCTGGTCGGGGGTGGTACCGCCTATCACGCCGAACGACTGGACGGTCTCGATGGCCCATGCCAGGCAGCGGGCGCGGATGTCGGCCGGGCAGGCGCCGCACACGGCGAGGGCCTTCGGGTAGCCGGTGGCGTGCTCAGGGTAGAAGACCTCGGGGTCGACGTCCTTGCAAGCCCGGCGCGGGTTGTTCCAGACCGGCGGCGTTGACTTCGCGGTCTGCGGGTCGAACGTCCGCCGGTGACTCACGGCTGGGCCTTGCGCAGGATCGGGATCGACGAGGTGGGGGTGATGTCGCAGGTGACGCAGATCAGCACCCCGGAGGGCAGGACGACCTGGCGCCGGGAGCACCACTTGCAGGGTTCGGCAGTCTTCACGGCTACACATCCTCCGGCATCTCGGTCAGGGCGGCGTTGAGGCGCACCCTGAGGGCGTCTTTGGTCCGCTCCCAGTCATCCTGCCCCTCGACGGCTTCGCTGTTCTGGAGTAGCGCCCACATCTCGTAGGCGAGGTCGGCCCACACCTTGGCGCGACGTTTGGCGGAGACCATGTCGCGGATGGTGTCGGCGTGCGCCTTGGCGAGGTCGTTGACGGTGTCGATGGCGCGGGAGAGGCGCTGCTGCAGGGCGGCCAGGTCGGGCGGTGCCGGGGGCTGAACCGCGATGGCGAAGCCCCGGTCGCCGTATTCGTCTTCGCCGGTCATCGCTGCCTCCGCAGGCGAAGCCAGGCTTCGTCGCTGACGGCGTACATCCGGCGGATGCAGGTGCCGGATAGGGCCAGGACGGCAGGCTCGTAGTGGTTGAGGTAGCGCGCCCATCGGATGGCGCGGCGGCGTTTGCACGCTTTCGACACGGCGCCAGCCCTCCATTTCTCACTGTCGGTGACGATTTTGGGTGTCGGCCCGGCGATCGGGGTAAGAATGATCTTCAAATGTGACTGTGCGTATAAAATCGGCGGTCAGCCGACGAGGGCCTGCACCACGCACAGCGCCACCACGACCATGAAGACCGTGCAGCCAGCCCCGATGATCGCCATGAACGTCTCGAAGCTCACCACGCCACCCCCGCAATCCGGCGAACCGACCAGCGGGCATACCGCCCCGCCAGGCGCCACCGGCCCCGACGTGCAGCACGAACAGCCGCAACCATCGGGCAGCAGCCCTGCTGCGGCCGAGCCGAGTGCGGCGGCGGCGCAGCGGGCTTACGCCCATGCGACTTCGGCGCCTTCTGCGGGTTGGGCGGGCGCCTGCCGTGGTTACCGCCGACCGGCATCAGTACACCCCCGCGATGCGCCGCACCGACATGACCGCGTACCGCCGGGCCAGCCGGAACTTGCCCTGCCTGACGCTCTGGACGGCTGCGACCATCGGGCAGCAGGACTTGCCCTTGCGGTTGTTGCCGGAGTCCATCGGGCTGCGCCGCTTCTTCGGCGGGTTGATCCAGTTGCTCGACTTCTCGTCGTAGGTGCCCATCAGCTCGCCCCCTTCAGTCCCACTCGATGGTGCCCTTTCGCTTGTCTCCCACGCCTGTCACCCCCGTTTCTGCTGGTCACGTGGGTAGGTCGCCAGGGCGCAACACCACGCCGTGGCCACGGGAGCGTTTGTACACGCACCCTGGCGACCCGCCGACCTGCCTGCCTGCACGGCTGGACTTCTGGTCGACAGCACCTGGTGGATCATGAGCCGGGCGGCGCCCGACCTACCTTCCAGGTGCATCCGTGCGCGTTCCGGGATTCGAACCCGGTCCTCCCGCCCTGACGGCTTCACCCGTCCGGGGCCGGTGTGCCCGTACACCATTCGCGCTGCCGACAGCGCCATACTGCCGACCTGACCCTACGGTCGAGCCCTACTGGCTAGGTCAACCGTGCCCCTGCGCCCGGCTCGACGGGTACTCACGCGTAAGCGGATCTTCGGCGATCCCCTCAGGGGCTGGCCGTCTCTTCCGGCCTGCCAGCGTCGGTAACCTTGCGCCCAGGTCTTACATCAGGGCCTATCCCCGGTTCGTCTCCGGGGCGTCGGTCCTGCTCGCCCGATTCTTGTCTCCGTCAGCACCTCGGCAGGTGTGCACAACTAGCTCACGGGCGTTGCTGGGTGACCCTGGACGGATTCGAACCGCCATACGCACCCACGGTGGTGTCCCGCAGGCCGCTCTGCCTTCTGTGAGCTACAGGGTCCCCCGGGTGCTCATTCCGGGGGCGTTGGTTGGCGCCAGGCTGAGCAGTCGTGGGCCGTACCCGTATGGCGGCGGGCTACGGTCGACACCTGGCGTTCCTTCGCGAGGAGAGGGTGGGATTCGAACCCACGAGGTCGGGCGCAACCCCGACCATTCCCTACGGCTCAAGCCAGTGTTTCAGCGCTACCTCTGGCTGTCCTGTACGTAGGTATCCCATTCGGGCCGCTCTGGGCACCTCTCCAGTGTCCGGCTTGTAGATCACCCCCGGCCGCCGGACGGAACCGGGGAGAGCCTGTTACTGGTCGGCGAGCTCAGGGATGGGCTCTTCGCCGGGGAGCCGCGTGGCGGTGCGGCTGCCGTCGTTGATCCGCACCGGGGTGAGGGTGATGACACCCTTGTCGTTCTTGTCGGCGCTGTAGAACTCGACGCCGTCGGCGAGGTCGCCGAGAGCGACGCGGTTCATGCCGCCGACGACGCGGTAGAGGGTGACGTCCACGGGGTTCCTTTCGGGTTGGGCGGTGTGGGGGCGGAGGGGATCAGGGGGCCCGACCTCCCGGTGAGGGCGAGCGAAGCGGCATGTTCTCGCTCGCTACCGCAACCGGGTTGACAGACCAAGGAGGCGTTGGGCCTGACCCTGATCCCCTCCGTCTATCGGGACCCTACACCACGCCGCCAACGCGGGTCACGGCCGCATCAGCAGTTGGGATTCCGCGGGTCCCGCCGTCGATGGGGCAGGAGTCAAGGGCCGGGTTGCTGCGCCAGTCGACGTGGACGCCAGGCAGGCCGGGGACCTCCACGCGCAGCGGGCCGACCAGGTGGCGGCGGCGAGACAGGATTTCGGCCCGGAAGTAGGTGATCAGGCTGTCCCAGTCGGCGTCTCCCGCCGGAGCGCCGTCGCGGAACCGGACGCCGGGGGTGCGCCCGGCGAGGGTGCCGATGAACCAGGCGATGTCGGCACGCTTGTCGGGGGCGTTGGCGACGATCATGTCGGCGTAGTGGCGGGTGTACCAGGCGGGGCGTCCAGGGGTCGGCTGGAAGATGCTGTCGGCGTGGTCGGTGGCGTCCAGTTTGCATGCCATGAGCTGCGCGTCGCGGTGGTTGTAGAAGTCGGCGATGTCGGCGTCCATCGGGTTCCTCCTTGGTTGGCCTGTCGGGTTTGAGGGTACGCACCACCGGAGGCGTGTGTCAACCCGTGGCCTACGGAGCCGTCGTTTAAAGCTCGACAGGCGCTGCTAGATGCGGGATCATAGGGTGAGACCCCGATGGAGGCGGTGGACGCGATGGACGCGCAGACCCTGGAGAAGGACACGATCGACCGACCGCAGATCAACCCGTGGCGGCTGAAGCCGACCTCGGCGCAGGTCCGCTACGCGACTTCGCTGTGCCGCACCGAGCTGTCGTACGCGGAGCGGATCCGCACCATCGACCTGTTCGCCATGCTCGACATCAACGAGATGTCCGAGCTGATCACCAGGCTTGAGGGGGTGCGCGCCCGGCGGCTGAAGCGGCTGCGGCGCCTCGCGGGTCGTCGGCGGTAGGATGACGAGCGTGAGGCAGCACGTGACGCCGGGCGGGTCTTGCTAAGCCGGGAGAAACGACCCCGCCCTGAACCCACACGCGTACCGGCATCTCCTACTACACGCGAAGGCCCGGCCCATCAGGGAGCCGGGCCTTTCTCGTGGGGCTACTTACCGGTGTTGCCCTTGCCGCCCTTGGGCTTCTTCTTGGCGGTGTTGCCCTTCTTGCTGCCGTACTTGGTACTGCCGGTGTTCTGGCTGGCGTTGCCGCCGTGGTTCTTGCCGGGCTGGTTCTGGTGGAAGAAGTCGAAGATGCCCATCAGCGGTTGCCCTTCCGGAAGGTGACCTTGATTTTGCCGAGGATGCCCGGGTTGGACGTGCGGCCGTCTCCGGCACGGGCGCCGTAGCCGTGGTCGCCTCCGGCGGTCCCGGCGGGCTCGGAGCGGCCGAACCAGCGGGTCGACGACTTGCCGGACTCGCGGCCGACGTGCTCGGTCTTCTTGGTCATGTGACCTCCTTGGTGTCCTGTCTGTCTACAGTCTACACCAAGATCGCAGCCAGGGGAAATGGGAACACCCCGGGTCCTCTGGCGGGAGGATAGCCGGGGTGTCTTGAGTGTCGCGGCACTGCCGCGATTCTGCGTCCCATCGGAGCAACGGCCCGGGCGGGCGCCCAGATCGCTGACCCCACCTTAGTACGGGGAGGTCGTCGGCATAAAGGCGTCGAGCGGCGGGGCGGCCACCCGGACCAGCTTGCCCTCACGGCCCATCAGGAACAGCCCGGCCTGCACTAGGGCGTCGATGCGGTCCGGTGATGCGGCGGCGCCGGGCTCCCACGTGCACTGCTGGTCTTCCAGCTCGACGAACGTGCCGACGTGGTGCACGCGGCCCTGCTCGTAGCGGGCGGCAACCGGCTCGGCGCGCAGCTTCTTGCCCGCCAGGCTGGTGACCTCCTTGATCGGAGGCGGCCCGGGAGGGAATAGGCCCTCGGCCTGCATGGCCTTGTAGGCGTCGGACATGACCTGGATGACCCACTTCTTGCCCATGTTCGTCTCGACGACCAGCCAGGTGGCATCCCACGTCCGGAACGTCTCCCAGGCGAGCCGGGCTGCGGGGGTGCCGACGATCCGCTTGGTGACGTCGGCAAGCACGTAGTCATCCTCGTCGTAGCCGCGAGCTACCACGAGGATGCCGGTTTCGTCGTTGGAGCCGGAGGCGCCCGGGTCGACGGAGACGACGGTCTGCTTCAGTTCTGGCAGGTCAGCGGCCTTGATGCGATTGTTTTCGATCATGGGCCGGTTCCACAGCGCGCCCTCGATCTCTTCGAGGAGATGCCCGTACAGCTCCTGCAGCCCGGCGCGGGTGCCCTCGTACAGCTTCTTGAGCTTCTCGACGACGATCTGCGAGAGGTTCATGACGTTGTCGAAGATCGAGCCGGTGGTGATCTTCACAGTGCCGTCGTCGGTGTGCTTCCACTCGATGATCAGCTTGATCGGCTTCGGGGTGGTGGTGACCACCGCGCGCGGGTGGTCGTCGATCAGCGGGGCGCGCAGCGACGGCAGGATGCCCTCGTACCAGGCGTCGTAGGTGTAGCGCCACTTGGCGAGCTCGTCGAGCCAGGCCCCGGCGGCGTTGTAGCCACGGCCGACGTCGGCGTTGTCAGCGCCCTCGAAGTAGATGACCTGGCCGCTGGCGAATTCGATCATGAGCTTGGGCGACTTGGCGTAGTGGAAGTCGCGGTCCTTCTTCATGCCCATCCGGCGCAGCACCGATAGCAGGCCCGAGGTGCCCTCGATACATGCCGTACGGCAATCGTTGAGGGTCTCGGCAACCACAAGCCACTCGGTGCGGTTGCCGAAGGCGTCCACCGGGTGGCGGAAGACGCGGTCAAGAAGATCCTCGGCGCCGGTGCGGGTTTTGCCCCAGCCTCGGCCGGACAGGATCAGCCAGATCAGCCAGTCGCCGGGCGGCCGGAATTGCTCGGGGCGGCCGACCCACCACCAGGCGCCCTTGAGGATGTCGTCGAGGGTCTCGCGGGACTGCTCGGCCAGCCATTGCTTGCGCAGCTCGGGTGGGAGCAGGGCGAGCTTCTGGGCAGCGGACAGGCTCATGATCGAAAACGATCCTCTAATGGGCGGTGACCTGCAATGCGGGTCCCGGGGGCCGCCCATCCGCCCGGCAAGGCGGCCCCCGTCCGCGCACGCGCCCTCACTGCGGAGGAGGTGCAGGGAGCGCGGCGTCTATCTCGGCGAGGGCCTCCTTCGCGCTCGCAGTCAGCTCCTCGTATCCGGCGGCGAGCTGCTCGGGGCTCATCCGCTTCACCATCTCGTCGAGGGTGCCCATGATGCGCTCGTGCTGCACGCCGACCTCGACGC